TTTTCTGCCGAGACTATGCGCCAGCTTTTCTTCCGGCTTCCCAGGGAAAGCGGCAAATCTCATTCGTTTTATAAAGTGCTTTTCGCTGCTGGCACAATAGAAAAGAAAATTTGGAGTGCAGTCCGGGGTAAGCTAAACAACCTGGATGCCCTTATGACTTTGACTGATTCAGACTGGTGCCCGGATAACCTGCCCTTAAATCGTTAAAATCCGCTTGCCTTTGGTTGTGGTGTCTGTCATATTCTGGGCATGAGATTAAACAGAGCAGAATGGGCGGCGTTGAATGCTGCAGTTGCCGTAGCAGAAGATACTGTGAAAGACTTCCAATCCCCGGAGGGAATCGCTTTGCGGGGTCGAGTCATTGCCGCCCGGGCGATGCTCACTGATGCAGTTCCCGATGAAGACCGCCCTAAGCATAACTATTTACCGTCTCGTCATCCGGCCCGTAACAATTAACTTTATCTCGTAACAGTTTTATGTTCGACTTGCCAACAATCATCAAAATGAACAAAGCTCCTGTGAAGGTGGAAGACAACCACAACCGGCATTGCTCCTTCACGCAGGCGTCAGCCACTGAAGTGGTGCTGCACTCCGCCAAGCTCCGGAACACCGTGTTTTTGGAGGGCCGCAAGGCTATCCGGTTTCTGAACAAGGTCCGCGGCTATCGCACCGCAGAGCGGCGAGACAAATTCATCGAATCCTTTTTCGCCGGCGTATGAATACATTTCAAGAACTTTATACACAGCAATCTTGCCCCAGGGTCATGGAGCTTCTCGCGGCCCGGGACGAAGTAAAGCTGTCCCGACTGCGCAGTAGAGAGTTTGAAAATGCACTTATTCTCGCCGCCCATAGGGAGTCAATCCCGGTAGGTGCACCGATTGTTTATCACACGGTGCATGCCCATGAATTCGTGGCCGGCGATATGAGATGGGCTCAATGTATGGGCGCCCGGGCGGGGCTCATAGCGGCGCACTGCGGTATGCGCGGTGCACAGGGGGTTTTTCTCAATACCTGGGCCAAGAAGGTTGAAATTTGGATAGACTCCACTCCTGTGGGCGTTGCTCAGCTTCACTACCAGCTTGGTATTTCCAAGCCAACTATTGAGCGATTCTGTAATGAGCGTGGCGTTCCACCGCACATCGTGGTGCCGTTCTTTGACCGTATTCGGACAGACCAGTTTGTGAATCCGGCCAACACTTTTCCTTTCACGCCGGATTGTGAAGATACTTTCCAGAAAATGTTGAGGCTCGCCAATTGAATCCTTGCCTTTATAGACAACTCCATCCATGCAAATCGTTTTCTCAACTGAGGTGGGACCGGGCTTGCCTCTGGCGGCTTATCTGGCTCGCAATCTCAATCAGTTTATTTTTATGACAACACAATACCAAAAAACACCTGCTGGCTAATCGAGCTCGGAGAATTCCGAAGCGAGTCAAGCAGATTCAAGCAGAGTTAGCATCGGTCGATGTGCAGATAATGCGTATCGAGAATGACGAGGAACTGGGCGCCGTTAAAAAGGCAGCCAGCATTAAATCGCTGCGGCAGTCTTGCGCGCCGCTCAACCAACAGCTTCGGTCTCTTGTAGACCGCGGCGCAGAATTAGGTTTGCGAATTGCAGCGTGAAATTACTACTTACAAGTGGAGGATTCGCACGAGTTAGTCGAAAAGACTTTGTTCGTGTATCTCAGCAATCTTGGTGGGCGCGTAAATATGGACGCCGCACCTATGCGGTCGGACACGCCGTCAAACCTGACGGCTCCTTTACAAAGTGCTATTTACATCGCGTAATTTTGGGACTTACCGACCGGAAAATAAAAACAGACCATAAAGACGGAGATGGCTTAAATTGCCTTCGCTCGAATTTGAGGGCCTGTTCTAATCAGCAAAATTCTTCTGCGTTCCGCCAGTTGAAAATTGGGAAAACGAGTCGTTTTCGTGGAGTATCGTGGAAGACAGATAAACAACGATGGGTTGTGCAACTTCGGTATTTTTATCTTCACATTTATGGAGGATTGTTTACTGATGAAATCGAGGCAGCTAAAGCTTATGATGCTTTGGCTGCAAGATATTTTGGCTCGTTTGCGCGGCTCAATTTTCCCACCATTAAAACATGCCAGTGCGTATAAAATCTGTTGGAAAAGGCCGGGTCCAGGTGCGGACTCCGGGAGGTATCAAAGCAAAATCCACAACGCCTGCAAAGGCGGCTCGCCAGAAACGATTGCTAAACGCAGTCGAGCACAGTAATTGGCGTCCTACTGGAAAACCCGCTCAGGACATCAAGTCTCGCGTGATGTCCAAATACTAAAATGGCAACTCATACACTTAAAGAAAAGTTACAAATTGGCCGGGAAATTAACGATGCCCTGGATGACATCGTGCCGCCTGAAAAGCGGATGACTGACGCACAAATCGCAAAGCAGCTTGGAGTTTCTCCTCAGTATGTCACGCAGACTAAGCTACTGGCGCTTTACAAGCTTCGGCAACGGCTGCTTGAAATCCGCAATGCCGCCCGGGCTTCGGCTCTGTTGGACGTCAAGCCAGGAGCTTGGCACTTCTGTGGCGGTAGGTGGTGCAAGGTGAAGTAACCTCAAAAATTTAGTTGAGTGAGTAAGGCCGGAAGTGATATTCTGGCCTTACTTATTTTATGAAAGTCACTGGCCTCGAAGTCAAAAACATTGGGATTCTGGAAGAAAGACCGCATCATCCCAGGTCACCTAGCAAGCTGCAGTGCTTGGAAGCCTGTCCTGATTTCGATTCGAAGACAGACGGTCTGGTGCATCGCCGCTCAACTGCCGGCACCCGGGCGCACAAGGTGGTGGACTCGCAGGAAGACAACGCGCAACTGGGAGATGATGACGCTTTGGCGGTGGCGGAATGCCTGGATTTTGTAGCTACCCGGCGAGCTTTCATGCAGGAACAGGCACAAGAAGCCTATACGAAGGGTGACGATTGGGCGGTTAATCAACCGGTTCCCGCTAAGTATCAAATCCAGGAGCTCAAAGAAACTTACTTGCCAATTGACGATTGCAAATATGAAGACGCTGATTGCACAACGGGCGGATACATTGACCACGGATTCATCTCTTGGGACGAATTATACGCCGAACTCGTGGACTATAAATTTGGATTCTGGGCGGTTGAATCGGCTGAAAATAATCTTCAAGGCATCGCCTACACGCTGGGTTTGTTTAGACGATTTGCCAAGCTTCAGAAGGTTCGGTTTTGGTTTAAGCAGCCTCATCTGGACTACATCACAGACGCTGTGTTCACTCGCGAACAGGCGCCCGAATTGTATCGGCGAGTTAAAACCGTCTGCCTAAGAGCAATCGAAGCAAAGCACCTGGGAGATTTTTCTTTGGCGCGCCAGTTCACTCCGGTGTGTCTTTTCTGTGACCACCTCGGTAGATGCCCGGCGAATCTCGCTACTGCCTTGGGCGTGGCAAAGAAGTTTCATCCTCTAGCGTTTCCGGAGTCGATTACGCCAACGCAGATACAAGACCCGCAGAATACAAAGCTCGCGATGGAGCTTGCCCAAGTTATGGCAGTTTGGACTGGCGCGTTTAAACGGCAGGTCACAAATCGAGTGCTTCGAGGTGACGCGAAGATTCCGCCCGGCTACAAGATTGAGACCACGAGCGGGCGCCGAAAGATTAAAGACCTTGCGAAGTTCAAGGAAGTCGCCCTGAAATATTTGAACGAGGAAGAATATCAAGCATGCCTTGAAGCGAGCTTCGGCACCCTTGAAGATAAGATTTTGGAGAAGACGCCCCGCGGCTACAAAGAGGCTACCGTGGAAGAATTCCAGAAGGCCCTGGAAGAAGCAGGCGCGGTTGAGCGAGGAGACTCCTACAGTTTTCTACGTCAGTTGACGGAGAAAAGCAGCACATAAACACAAAACATAAAAACAAAATGAGTGAAGTAACATTCGGACCCGGCGCGGTCCCAGTCGAACAAGTAGCGCCACCTACCACACCAGCTACAACGGCTGTGGCCACAACTCCGGCGGCCGGCACGCGTGCAGTGGCTCCTGGTGGTCCAGTTCTCGGGGATTATATCCCGACCTTTCGTGATATTATACTTCCGCATATACTTATCGTCCAAAACATGAGCGAACTCGGCCGGCGGTTTCCTCTCGGCACCTTGCTTTTCGATGGCAAGCTGCCTCTGTTCAATCCTCCGCGGATTGACCCCGCCACCGGCGTAGTTCAACCGGCTTCGCCGCCCGTTATCATCACTGTGCTCGGCTGGAAGGATACCCGCTACGTGCAGAAAATCGAAGGCTCGGCCGCGCGTGGAATGATTGTGAACAGCGAAGCTGAAGTCGTTTCGGCCGGCGGAACTTGCGATTGGTCCGAGTGGCAGCTCAAGAAGGCTGCTGGAATGCTGTATTTCCAGCCCCTTGCCACAGCGCTTACCTTGATTCGCCGCCCGGATGTTGTGGCGGATGACGGCACCATTTTCACCTTCGATGTGGATGGTTTCAAATACGCCCTGGCGTGGTGGAATATGAAAGGCGCTATCTACACTGAGGGCGCCCGGAAGGTGTTCTTCACCCATCGCCAGACGGGCTGCCTGCGCCTGGGCGGTTATCCCAGCTACAACTACGCCACCACCACCAAGCTGCAGAAATACAACGGCGGCAAGGAAGCTTGGGTGCCGGTGTGCTTGCCTTTCCAGAAGAGCACAGAGAGCTTTCTGGAATTCGCCAAGACCGTGCTGAAGCCCCAGCAGGCTCTTGCAAATTGAGCGACCACTAGGCCCACATACACACGGCTAGCCATTCGTCGCACTGGGCAGCTTGGATTATCCAAGCTGCCCTTTTCATTAGTGAAACTAAAAAGTTAAAAATCCGCTTGCGTTGTTTAAACGGGTATGCCATATTGTTGGCATGAATGCAAAATTAAGCGCTGGTCAAAAATTCAGTTTTGGACGTTTTGAATGTGTCGTGTCCTGTGTGGACAAATTTGGGCCGGAGCCGCACTACGGCTTTATGTGGCACGGCGACGATGGGACTCTGCATGCTGGCTGGGCACCGTGTTGGGTTGTGGAGAATTTCACTGGATATTACCAGCCTAGCCCTTACGCCGGTCCTGGTTTGCCAATCCCCGCCGAAAATCGCAATACCGCCTTTCCGAGGGACCTTATATGAACAAAGCAAATGTTTGGATGCGATACGCAGGTGGCGGAGTGCTAGCCCGGAACGGAATTGAGTTTTGCGAAGAAATTCGCAAGGCGGGTTTCCATGGCGGAATTCGTATTGGTAAAGGCGATGAGAAAACCCTTTTGAAGCTGTGGAACCTGCTGGAAAATGGCGCGCTTACTTTAGAGCCCCGCACTCGTTGAATTTATGAGCATATTCAGTTCGAAAAAATCTGCAATAAAATATCTGCAATCAAAGGGATGGGTTCGGCACGGGACGTTTGCAGATTACGTCTCTTTTCGACACCCGGAGCTGCCTACACAGTCTCGGATTGTGCAAAAGACTTCCGTGCGGGGAGTTTGGAGGATTGAAGCCTACGGCTCTCCTGCTTGATTTTTATGAGTAAAACCATACCAAAACATGCCACCCGCGAGGGCTGGCTAATCGCTGCGACCGATTTGCTTCGGACGCATTTCAAGACGGCCGGTTATGAAATACCGGCGAAACTGCACGTATCCTGCGGCTGGCCTAGCCGTGGCGGCACAGGCACCCGCAAATACCCAATCGGGGAATGTTGGCCGGAAAAGGCGAGCGAGGACAAAGCCTGCCACATTTTCATCAGCCCTCGCCTTACGGCCAGTGTGACAGAGGCGCAGGCCGGGGTGTTGCCAGTGCTGGTTCATGAGTTGGTGCACGCCGTAGTAGGCTGCAAGGAAAAGCACAACAAGGTCTTCAAGAAAGCTGCCCTGGCGGTCGGACTTGAGGGCAAGATGACCGCTACGCACGCCGGCGAATCGCTGATGCAAGAACTCCGCTTAATGACTCAGGCGAGGCTTGGAGATTATCCGCACCCAGCCCTCCAGCCGGGTTTTCGGCTGGACAAGAAACAGACCACCCGGCTAATCAAGGCGGAATGCGGCGAGTGCGGTTGCAATGTTCGCATCACTCGAAAATGGCTGGAAGAAGTTGGCGCCCCGCTGTGTGCTTGCAACAAACAGGCCATGGCGTTTGAAATCCCGAAAGAATTGGAAGGAGACGGCGAAGACGAATGAGCACGGAATTTGTTGACCTTGCGACTCTGCGGCTGCTGAATGAATCAGCCATTCACAATCACGCCCTGGCGTGCTCCCAGAAGTTTCGGGCAGGCAAATTCACCCGGGTTGGGGAAGACTTCCAGAACGAAGTGCGCGCAGACGTCGAGGCCTTTATTCGAGAGATTCGAAACAAGTGGCCCACGCCCCTGCATGAGCCTCTTCCGCTGGATGAAAATGCTTGTTGTGTGACGGGCGCGCTTTCTGATAAGGTTATGGCTGCGCTCAATGATGCAATCGCAAGGCTCATACAGTCGAAAGTCCAAAAACAGCCCTCTGTGGGTTGCACCCTGCGAGCAACACGGTAATAGTTCCCTGGTGCCTACGCGCCGTCCCGCTGACCCGGGGCGGCGCTTCTAATTTCTATGCCGCCGCCCATCCTGATTGATACGGAAACGTATTACGCTCCCAAGCTTAAGTATTCCATCAAGAGCTTGATTGACGAGCAGTATTGCCGGCATGAGCTCTTTGACTGCTATATGGTTTCGGTGACGGATGGCGAAACTTGCTGGGCCGGGCATCCCAGGGACATGACCTGGAGCGCTCTTGAGGGTCGGGTCTTGCTTTCACACAACAAGAAATTCGATTTCTCCGTAATCTCCGAGATGCAGCGCAGGCAGTTCATCCCCAAATTCACGCCGGCGGAATGGCACTGCACTGCGAATCTCACTTCTTTTCTCTGCAATCAGCGAGCCCTGGATAACGCGGTTGAAGCGCTTTATGGGGTTCGGGTCAGCAAGGCGGAACGCGCAGACGCTGAAGGTAAGCGCTGGCCCCAAGACTTCACACCGGAGCAGCAGACCGCCATGCTTGCTTACGCGCGCCGGGATGCATACTGGCCGCACAAAATTTGGACCGACCACGCCCACAAATGGAGTGAAGATGAACGCATCCTTTCTAATCTTACGATTGACCAAGGTCTCCGCGGCATACAGGTGGACGTTGAATTGCTGAACCGCTACATCTGCGATTCGCACGAGATGAAAGCCAATACGGAAAAAATGATTCCGTGGATGCAAGACCCAGATGACGAAGACTGGGATGATTTTAAACTCTCGCCCACTAGCTCAAAATGCATCGCGGAGCAGTGCCGGCGCGTTGGCATACCTTGCTGTCCCGTTAAGGCTGAGAGTGAGGAGGAGTATGATGCCTGGGAAAAACTCTATGCACCGCAGCATCCCTGGATTCTCGCTGTCACCGCATGGCGGTCTATCAATAAGCTTTACAAAAGCTTTTTGACTATGAAGTCTCGGTTACGGCCGGATGGCACGATACCTTTCGGTCTCAAGTATTGGGGCGCCCATACCGGCCGGTGGAGCGGCGATAACAAAATCAATTTTCAGAACATGCGCCGATATCCTGCTTTCGGCTTGCAATCCGGATTGCTGCAGCAGGATGACAAGGCAGTTGCGCGCTATATAAAGGAGCACAGCAAAACTGGCAAGTGGCCCGACGAAGTTAGATTCGCTCTGGACTTCCGGGCGCTTTTCGTTCCCCGGCCAGGCAAGAAAATGATTGTCTCCGACCTTGCGCAAATCGAGCCGAGAGTGCTGGCGTGGTTGTCTGGTAATAGAAAAATGCTGGAAGAGGTGCGTTCCGGCCTGTCAGTTTACGAAGCTTTTGCGAGGGCAAACTTTGGTTATACCGGTGGCAAGATGGACAAGTCTACCAATGAATATAAGCTCATCAAAATCCAGGTGCTGCAACTCGGGTATCAAGCCGGCTGGGAAAAGTTCATCGCCACTGCGCTCAAAGAATCCGGCATGGACCTTACCGAAACTGACCCGGAGTTCGAAGAAATCGTTGACCCTTTCACTGACGTTACCACTAAGGTGCCGGGCTATGGGGCTTTCGCTCGGAAACTGGTCAGAGACTTTCGCGCTGCCTCACCTACTATCACAGCAATGTGGCAAAAGCTAGAGGAGAATTTTCGGAGCTCAGTGGGCGGAGACTTTGTGATGAACTTGCCGAATGGCAGGAAAATGATTTACAAGAACGTGCGCGCGCAGGGCCGCATGGAGAAGAGTAAGAAAGACGGCAAGCCCTGGATGAAAACGGAATATACCGCTGAGGTGGGCGGTCGGCGCGTTCCCAGCTACGGTGGTAAGCTGACAGAGAACATTGTGCAAGCCGTGGCTAGAGATTTCTTTGCGTCTACCGTAGTTCGCACGCATAAAGCAGGGCTAACAAGTTTATGGACAGCTCACGATGAAAACATTTTAGAGGTTGATTTAGACGTGTCACCTGAAGACATTGAGAATTACATGTCTACGCCACCTGACTGGGCGCCCAATTTCCCTTTGGCCGCAGAGGCGAAAGCCGTTTCTCACTATTGTAAATGAAACGCATTTCGCTTACGCAAGGTAAATCTACTATTGTAGATGATTGGAACTATTCTTGGCTCAATCAATGGAAGTGGTGGACCCAGAAGCACGGAAAAACTTTCTATGCAGTGCGGAATGTTCCGGGGCCGAACGGCAAGCAGCTTCAAATAAGAATGCACCGCCTGATTTTAGGCATTAAAAATCCCAAAATTGAGGGGGACCATTGGGATGGCGATGGCCTTAACAATAGGGAACATAATTTAAGAGTAGCCACTAGGACGAACAACAATCAAAATCAGCGCTTGCGTATCGATAATGCTTCTGGGCGTAAGGGCGTCTCGTGGAAAATTAGCAATAAAAGTTGGGTGGTGCAAATACAGGTGAACGGTAAAAAGAAGCACTTGGGATATTTTAGAGATTTACGATTAGCTGCCGAATGCTATGATACCGCTGCTCGTAAATATTTTGGTGCCTTCGCGGTGCTTAATTTCCCCTGACTATGTTTTTTGCTACAAAGAATCTCGTTACCCTTTCCATGCAGGAGTGCCCGGCACCCTGGGACTTCGTTCCCACAGAAGTAATCACGCTGCAAATCCGAAAGGATAAGGAAGAGCGCCAACTTTGGTATAGCAACACGGCAACGCAGCATCAGTTTTATTCCGGGCTGGAAGCATTGAATCCCAATCAGCGCGTAAGTAAAGAGTCTAATCCTCCGCACAAGATTCATGCCTTCGTGGCAGACCTGGACGTGGAAATCCCTGACCAGCGCATTCAGGAAATCATCAAGGAAATGCCTTTCAGACCTCAGTGGGTCGAAACCTCCCTGGGCTTTCATCGCCGGTTCATCTGGCCCATCGAAATTCCTTTTCTCGTTCAAGACTATGGCTTCTGCTCCGCAATCTACCAAGCGGCCATTAAGTGGCTGCAGCTTCATCATGCCCCTGGCCTTGATGAACAAGCTTTCATCACACCGACCCGTCTATACTGCAACGGATGCAAATGGGAAAAGGTGGACGGAGCTCAGGCACTTCCCCGAAGAGACTGTCAGGCGTTTTTCGTTGGAGTTGGAAAAAAACATGCTTTTAAGGGCCTGGGAAAAGGTGAGGAAGCAATTCCCTTGGATGTTGTCGAAAAGGAAATCAAAGCGAAATTCCCGGGCTTCTCGTGGCCAACGGATTTCACAGTAGGCTCCCAGGGGCCAAGCTTCTGGATTCCTGAGAGCACTTCGCCGATGTCTGCCATCCTGAAAGAGGGCGGAATGATTTCCTTCGCCGCGCACGCTGCCAAGGTTTTCAACAAGTGGTCGGACATCCTGGGCGAGGAATTCGCAAAAACTTATTTCAAAGACGCAATAGCATCAGCCACAGAAGACATCTACTGGGACAAAAAATGTTTTTGGTCCAAGTCGGTGATTTCAGAGGAGTATGAAGGGCGAGACCCGCACGAGCAAGTCACGCTTTGGAAAGTGAATCACAAGCTCTCCACAAAGTCTGATGATAACGGTGTTAGCCAAATCGAGCTCGCCAAGAATCACATTTACACTTACAACCGTGTGCGCGCCGCGGTGCCGGTTGTAATGCGCCGGCCGGGCGTCATGATTTTGAATGGTCAGCGAATTCTAAACATCTACAACAAAAAACCAGTGCAACCTGCCGCAGGAGCGGTAAAAGAAGTTTGGGGACCTCATGGAAATTTTCCGTTTATCTCTGCCCTGCTCGATGCGTTATTTAACCCCAGGTCACAGCTCAACCACGCCCTCGCGTGGTTCCACTTTGGATACATGCGAGCGCTTAATTGGGCGCCTCAGCCCTCCTGCTATTCGTATTTTCTCGGAGGTCCCGGTGTGGGAAAAACTTTTGTTAGCCGCGAGGTTTTCGGAAGAAGCTTGGGTGGATATGTTGACGCATCGGATTATCTCGTTGAAGGAAGCTCCTTCAATTCCCATCTTTACCACTACCCCTATTGGGCACTCGATGACGATAACCCTTCGGCGAATTCAGCCTCGGCGCTACGCTTCCAAGCTGCCCTGAAAAAAATGGTGGCGAATGACCAGCATCTCAACAATGAAAAATTTGTAGTCTCCGGAATGACTGAGTGGCGCGGCATGATTGGAATCACGGGCAACCTTGACCCTGTGTCGCTGCGCATTTTAGGCACCCTGGACAACACTGTGCTGGACAAGACCAATATTTTCCGCTGCGTAGAGGAGCACACTGATTTCCAATTCCCGGCACGAAGTGAGCAGGAGAAAATTCTGCTGAAGGAATTGCCCCATTTTCTTAAGTGGCTTTCTGAAATGGAAATCTCTGATGAGCTTGCCCGGCATGCTAGATATGAGCTCGCTAGCTTTCAAGAGCCGTCTTTGCTGAGCCAAGTGCTGCAGGGCAATCCGGCAAATCCTTTCAAGGAAATCTTGCTCGAATCGCTGAAGCGATATTTTGAGACGCACGACAAAGACACTGAATGGCGCGGCAACGTGCGGGATTTAACCGCGCTGATTATGTCCGACCCGGCGCACGCGCTGCTGGACCGCCGGCTTGACGGCAGCTCAATCAATCGCTATATGGAACGCCTGTCAAAAGAGGGAATTATTAAATGCCGTTCGGAAGAAGGCGCCCTGAAAACTCGAACTTGGATTATTCAACGTCCCCGGGAAATGACTGTCCCGGTGGATTCAACTACGCCACCGCAATCATCCACTCCATTGCCCGTATGACCGACATCTGTGACGGATTTCCTGAAGAGAAGCTGACCACTGCACAAGAAAATGCCCTGGCGAAGCGGGGCACCGCAACTGCGCATAACAAGCTAGTGCTGCACAATATGCGCGAGGCGGTCAAGTATTCCAAGCGGGTTTGCGGGGCCGCGATTTCAGACGCCGAACTTTTGAGTTTGTGCTATGGCGCCATGCTGAATGCTGCCCGGCGGTTCAAGCCGAATTGGGCGCGGTTCTTTGCTTTCAGCAAGGCACACCTCCGTGGCGCGGTGAAGGAATATTTCAATACTCAGAAAGTGATTAAAAAAGGCTTCACAGTTTCGCGCGAGGAGTTGAGAGACACGCTGTGCATGAGTAATGACCCCGATACGCAGACTCTGGATGTGGAAGTCCTAACTGGTGAGATAGCAGACCCAGATTTTAAAACCGTCAAACTCCGGGAACAGTGGGCCTTGGTCGCTCCGCTACTTAAGCTTTTATCGCAGCGCGAGGCGATGGTGATTGACCTGCACTACAAGAGCGGCTTCACCCTTACGGACATTGGCAAAAAGCTGGGTGTGACCTGTGAGGCGGTGCGGCATATTCACGGCAGCGCACTCAAGAAAATCAGAAATAAATTACTCGCGAGACACGTTCTTTATTCCGACTTCTAGTATGTGGGACCACCGACGATACTGGGACTTGATTTGGGAACTGACACTGGCGTTGCCTTTTTCGATGGCAAAGCAATCGCGGCCACTAATTGGAAGCTCGGCACCGCTCAGGAAATCAAACGATGGGGGCAAACTCGGCAGACCCGCCGCGGAGACCCGCGAGTGTTCAGGTTTTTTGATGCTCTGAATAAAGTTGTTGTCCAGTATAACCCTTCAGTGATAATATTTGAAGATGTTCTGTTTTCGACATACCGGCTTCAGGCGCAACTTTGGAGTTCATTTCGAACGGTGGTTTGGCTTGTCGCTTCAAGAGCCAATAAAATATGTGAATGTGTTTCGACTTCGGGTCTTAAAAAATTCGCGACAGGGCACGGAGGAGCCGACAAGCCGATGATGAAAGCTGCTCTGTTTAAACAATATCCCGAATTTAAAGCACAAGATTTAAGTGATGATGCTGTGGATGCTATTTGGTTGGTGCTTTGGGGTAAACAACACTTGGGGCGTTTAATATGAAACAGATTCCCTTGACAAAGGGTCAATTTGCTTTAGTTGATGATGCTGATTTTGAATGGCTCAGCCAATGGAATTGGTATGCAATGGAAGTGAATAGCGGATATTATGCCGCGCGCAGTATTAGATGCAAAGGCATGCGTAAGCTTATCCTGATGCATCGTTTAATTTTGGGACTTGATAATCCTAAAACACAAGGAGACCATGCTGATGGAAATTCTCTAAATTATCAGCGCTATAATCTTCGTGTTACTCGGCACCAAAATCAGCAAAACAAGGGTATGAGCCGAAACAATACCTCCGGTTTCAAGGGCGTTAGCTGGCATAATGGGATGTGGCAAGCTAGTATTCGAGTAAACAATCGGCTCAAATACCTTGGAAGATTCGACACGGCAGAAAAGGCTGCTAAGGCATATGATGCTGCGGCTCGGAAATTTTTTGGAGAATTTGCGAGGACAAACTTTTTAAAGTATGGGCAATCAATCATTTAGGCAGAATCAAATCGTGAATCCTCCACAAATTCAGCTTTCGATGCGGGAGTTGGCGACTCAGCAGCAGGTGAACACCTGTTTGCAAATCATCGGCATGATGATTACCGCCTGTAACGTGAAGGCACAGAACATGGAATACAATGAGTCTTCCGTGCCCTCCGCCGAAAAGGCGTTGCCTGGGGAAGCCCTTGTCGCTGCAGAGAACACTTTTATCAAGGTGTGTGAACGCCTGGATGCGATTTTGGATGACAGCGCGCGGTGGGACAGCGAATTTCAAAAGCAGGTCGAGGCCGACTACAAGGCAGCCATCAAGCTGAACCTGGAAAGTCTGGAAGCGCAGAAAAAAGCCTCTCTAGAAATTTCCTCGCCCCATACTCGGTTGAATCCTACCCTGGTGCGGTTGAAAACAGGCGACTGGGCCGCTTTCAAAGGGGATTTGAATTCGCCTACCTGCTTGGTGGGCATCGGCCCTACAGTTGAGCAATGTCTGTTCGCTTTTGACGAAGCCTTTGCCGGCCGGCAGACTCCCTTTACTCACGAATGGTTGGAAAAAAACGGTGTTGAAACTAAAAATGAACAAGCTCCCTTGGACAAAAACAGAAACGCAAACCCTGACGCAACTCCGCTCCCAGGGAAAGACCGCAAAAGAAATCGCCGAAGCCCTCGGCCGCCGAGTCTCCCAAGTGACGGCGAAGATAGCTCATCTTCCCCTACCGGCGGCGCCTAATACCCCAAAAGAAGGAACAACTTTCGAAGATTCCGGCGCTACCGGCTTCGCTTCCTCTTGTAGTCGAGAGATTACTTCTCTTGACCAGCTTCTGCAGTTTACTAAAGTAGATTTGTCCGTTTGGGAAGTTGAACGTTATGTAGTCAACAAGTGGGAGATGGGCTACAAAGACAAGAACGACGAGGCCGATAAATTGCCCCTGTTTCAGGTCAAAGCGTGGCTGAAGAAACGAATAGTGGTGAACCAGACCCGCGAGTTGATTAAGGAAATGTTGAAACAATTCGCACAGCAGGCGCCGAAGCGTCCGGCAATCGTTCGCGATTGCGCTTTGCGCACCGAAGGTCATTTATTGGAAATTTCTATTTTTGATTTACACCTAGGCAAACTCTGTTGGGCTCCCGAATCCGGAGAGAACTATGATGCAAAAATCGCACAGTCTGTTTTTTCTACCGCGCTTGAGCGGCTCATTTCCCGGGCAAAAGGTTTCCCTATCGGGAGAATTGTTTTTCCAGTCGGCAACGACTTTTTTAATGTTGACAATGCGGCGCAAACGACTACCGCGGGCACGCCACAACATGAGGACGTTAGGTATCAGAAATCCTTCGTGGCGGGTCGTAAGTTAATGGTGGACGCAATTCTTCGACTCCGAGAGATTGCGCCAGTTGATGTGGTGATGGTGTCTGGAAATCACGATACCGAAAGAATTTTTTATCTGGGCGATACCCTGGAAGGTTGGTTCAATAAAACTCCCGGGGTGACTGTTAACAATGCCCCGACTTTGCGAAAATATTATGCCTTTGGCAAGTGCTTAATCGGATACACGCATGGGCACAATGAACCTCACAAAAACTTGCCGCTCATTATGGCGACTGAGAAGCCAGAACTGTGGGCCGTTGCGAAGTTCCGCGAGATTCATCTCGGTCATTGGCACCACAAAAAGGAAATCTTCTGGCAGCCGGTAGAGGAACAGAACGGTGTTCGGGTCCGAATCATCCCCAGCCTTTGCCCCGCTGACGCGTGGCACCGCATGAAGGGCTATGACGGGTTAAGGGCGGCAGAGGCTTTTCTTTGGCATCCTGAGCATGGTAACGTTGGAACCTTTTCAGTCACGCCGTGAAAGTCGTTCCCCTTTCTCAGGGATTAGTTGCCTTGGTGGATGATTCGGTGTTTGCTAGTGTTAATCTTCATAAGTGGCATGCGGACCGAAGAGAGAAAACTATTTATGCCAGAGCGCGCATCGCTGGTTCGCTCGTTTACTTACATAGATGGCTAGTAAACGCGCCGGATTCCGCAAAAGTGAATCACTGGGATGGCAATGGCCTGCACAACTGGTTTGATAATTTACGAGTCTGCACTAATGCTCAAAACGTGCGTTATCAAATTTTACCGCGTCAAGGCAAACGAACCAGTCGCTTCAAAGGCGTGAGCTGGTATCGAAGGGACCAGTGCTGGCGAGCATATATTGTCCTTGATGCTTGCCAGAAACACTTAGGATACTTCGATGATGAAGTAGAGGCCGCCAAGGCTTACGATGCCGCGGCACAAAAACTTTTTGGTGATTTCGCGGCTTTAAATTTTCCAGATGCCTCTCACTAGACGAGCGCTCAAGGAAAAATGGCTACGCCGCGCAGTAAAGCTAATGCGCGGCGAGTTCATTCGAATCGGGCACCCGCTACCTACTCGGCTGCGCGTGTTCCTGGGAGACTGCCAGCATGTTCACTATTTTGGGGAGTTTCACCGTGCGGTGAACGTGGTCGTCATTAGTAAGAAATTCCCCGGCCGGCGCCAGATGCTTCAATTTTTATTGCACGAGCTCTGTCATGCGGCTTGCCCGGTGCCAGGACATGGACCGGAGTTTTCTGCCATCGCCCAAAAGTTGGGCATGACCGCCGAAGGCACATTTCTCAGCAGTGAGAATTTAGATGACTGGCTTCATGATTGCGTTCAGCAATCGGCCGGCACCCGGAGAAGCCCCAGAAGTCGGGGCGCCCGGTTGAAGGTTCGCCACTCTCGCATTAGCTAGCTTGCGCTGAACGCCGGCGGGGGCGGGGCGCACTTGCGGAGCCGGAGGAGGTGACATAGGGGCGGGAGCGGGTCCAGAAGCGCCTGGGGGCACCGGGGCGGCCAGAGGCGGGGCCTGGGGAGTAGGAGTTTTGAAGCCTTTAGGAACACCCCGGACCGCCAGGACAGGGTTACGTGCCCCACTTTTGGACACTGCGTGGGTGATGGAATCAAAATCTGGCGCCAAGACGGTCAACTTGCCGGCTTTATCTGCAGCCTGCAAATCCTGCAGGTGCACATGCAGCATGTTGTATATAACCCCCAGATGACCGCTCAGGGACTTGTAAAAGCCCATGCCGACCTGCTGCAGCGCTGGGAGATTGTCCTTGATTATCTTAGCCTCGTCCCGCTTGGATTGAGTAAAGTCCTTGGTGGGTGCGCTCAGGGCCGGAGGTGCACCAGCGAAAAGCGCTTGCATCGCCGGCATCTTGAGCAGCTTTTCGGAAAGCTTTGGCCCGGCAGGGGGTGCTGGTGCATTGGCGGGCTGGACCTGAGGAGAAGGCGGAGCAGCGTCATCCGCTGGTTGAATCATGCTAGTATCAGTTGCCATAAATTAATAGTTTCCTTTCAGTTTGCGAGGCTCAATCTGTGCTTGCCGCTTCGCGTGGCTGTCTTCCAGGTGCTGCAGCACATCATTCCAAAACGGTGAATCAGTCGCTGAGGCGGCAGAATATTTTGCAACCCCAGCTAGTTCAGTTTTTTGCTTCTCTGTCAGTTTAGTTTTCATCGAATCGGTCTCGGTTCAATCATTCCCAAATCAAATCCGCTCTGCGCAGTCTGAGGAGCTTGCTGCGCCGCTTCCGTAGCTGCCAAGCGCTGCACAATGCCGCGGTTCAGCAACTCGCGATTCTGGATTTCTTTCCGAAAATCGCCTAAGTCAAGTCTACCCCACCCGTTGTCCGCCCACAATTGTTTTTCTGCGAACCACAGACCGCCCTGCAGAGAATCCGGCCTCACGCCGAGCTCCTTGGCTGCCTTGGCGAAAACTTTCTGGCCGAAAGCAAAATCAGCATCTGAGACCCCCACCGCGTTCTTTGGCAGGATTCGCCATCGCGCTTGATGCCCTGAATATCCGATTCTGCGAAGGGTACGGTCAGCCCACACATCATAAGTGGCGCCATGCCCGGTGCCCAAGAGATTCTTGACGAAGTTTTGAGTCTTCGGGCCGCCGGTGTTTTCTAGCCACTTGCGGGCGAGCACCTGAAGCACTGGCACAGAGTGCATGTTATAAAGCTTTCCATTGCTCTGCCGCGGTTTTAAATCGTGCTCATCAATCCAGTCAGCCATGAATTTTGCTTCGGTCGGCGCCCCGGAATCTTTCCAAGTCCCATCTTCAATCTTTTTTGCACCTTCTTCGAATTTAGCGAGCTGTTTATCGAACTTGCCGCGCTTCCACATTTCCAGCGCATCATTCGCCATCGCAAAATTTTGCTGTGGATTGTTCTGCGGGCTTGTGGCCGCCAGGAGCTCAGCCATTATTTGGGCATGCTCGCCAAAATGCTTTTTCAAAAGCGGGACGAATTCAGAATACCAACGCAGCCCATCTTTGTAAGCTGGGTTGTCTTTGTATTGGCGAGCAAAGTCTGCGAGTCGTTTAGCGAAAGTGTCCACTGCCTCAGCTTCAGTCTCATGCTCTTTGTAGAGTGGAGATTCTTTGATATCCGAAGGGATGCCTACAGGCTTGCCGTTTTCCTTATCAGGCACTACAATCGCTTCCGGGTAATGTTCCTTCAGCTCCGTGGGCGACATTTGATTGCCGGCCAGCTCTTTGGTGGGCGAAAACTCTCCGCCCATCATCTGCTGCTCTGGCCGAGCCGCGGGGACTGGAGCTTCAGAAGCGGGAATCTTGTTCTCGAAATCGATACCCATCGAAAATGCCGGGCCGCCCTGGACTTGGGAATAGAAATCGTTTTTCTTGGCCGCTTTGCCTATGGTAGTCTCTTCCGGCTTGGCGGGGTGCACACTTCCGTCTTGATACACCAGTCCGGCGGGAGTAAGAACGGATTCTTGATTGAATTCCTTCCCCAGCGTGAGAGCATCCTGTGGAGAAATGCCAGTCACGAGAAAATTCTGGCCTTGGTCGATGCCTTTATAGCTGCCAGCTACAGGAGTGAAATCATAACCGAGCTGAGCGAGTCTGTCTGATAAGCGTTCGTTTGCTTTCACATTTACCGGAGCAGTGCCGGGACCTTTTCGCTCTTCGGTCGCGGTGAGTAATGCCCATCCCGGGCGCGCGAGCGCTTTAGCTATTTTGTCTTCAGATTGGAAATCTTCCAGTTTGGGAGCGCCCGCGGGTTTGAATTGCGCCGGCCCGGCCGGCTCTGCTGAGGATGGGGGTTTGGCGGCCATATCTATAGCCTCAGCAATAGCACGCGTTCGCGTTTTATTTTCGGCGTAGGAAGGACGTATTTGGTCCAATTCTCTCGCCCTTTTTAAAGCCTGTTCTCGGTCCAAAAATTCACCTTCATTTGTCACAAAACCCTGCGGGTGCTGAAACAAGTCGTGAGGATTATAACCAGCATCCAGCATTTTTCCGTGAGCATCAAAATGTGCAAAACCTTCGAAAATTTGGCCAGTGTCTTTGTCTTGCACTGCGGCTGCTCGGATAGCACGAGGTTTGGTAGATGGTGAGAATTGGGCCATAGAGCCTAAATATTCTACCGGAGTCTTGGTGAACTTCGCAGCGACTTTTGCATCACGGTGAATATAGCCCTCATAACCAGCCTGCGCAATCTTATTTTCGTAAAGCGTATTCGCCGCGCGAGAGTCCATCGGCGCGTATCCGGCCTTTTCCACTTCCTCCGGCGTGGGCCACAAATCTTTGGGGTCTTCCTGAAACGGGTAGAGCTTGCTGCGCTGCACAAAAGCGCGGTATTGCTCTGGCCCCAGGTTCGGCTCTTTGGTGTAATCCTTCGTTCCAAAATAGGTGCGAGGCACGTAAATTTCTTTGTAGTCACGGGCTCGGGCGCGTTCCTCACCACTCAAGCCGGTGCCATGAAAACGAGGGTCAAGCACTTTGAGTCCCGGAATGTTTGACCAGTGGCGCAGCTCGATTTCTTTTTCCTGTTTCTCACGAGGCTTGAACTGTGCTGGCTGGGTTCCCCCTCGCTCGGCTGCCAGAGTCTGCTCGCGCGTCATGCCCGGCGCCGAGTTCAACTCAGCATCAGAGAGGTGAGTGATTGGAGCTCCCTCCGGGCGAGCGGTATCTAGAGGTAGCTCATTACCTTGCTTGTCGAGCACCTGATAACTGCCCGGTTTTTTGTGCGGGTCATATGCATCGAAAACATCTGGTTTCACCTCGTCATTATCCACGCCGGCGGCACGCCAAGCATCCATCAACTTCGTGCCGCGATAGTGAGTCACTATAGCGGTGTGCTCATTCGGATGCGCGTCCTGGATTGCGTGATAGCCTTCAAGAAAACGGTCCTTGAATTCATTGAAGGTCTCTCCGCCGGGCGGTCGTTCATCTGGACTCTCAGTAAGAGATTTGATTCTAGGCAGCATATCCGCTGTCGGTTTTCCTTCGATTGTGCTTCCAAGTTTCCAGGGCCTTAGTCTAGCATCGGGCGTTATAGGCGCACCGGTGGTTTTGGCCACTTCCTTGGCAGTGTCCATGGTGCGGTCTAAATCAGAGGAATAAATTCTGGAGATACCAGAGGTTTTAAGCTGCTGCCCCAGCTCCGCGGCTTGCTGTCGGCCCTCTTCACTAAGCTGAACGTTTTTGTGCCCGCGGATTAAATCTTTGGTCGGGTCAGTGTTATTCAGGGCAGTCGTTCCGTGGCGAATTAGAATCGTTTTCGGCTCGCTACGCGCCTCTTCGATTGGTCTAGGCTGATATTGAACGGGGCCTTCGCCATATCGGTCTTCGAACGCTAAATTTTGAGCTTCATCAAAAGCTTTACTAGCGGCCTCAGAAGCCGCCTTTACTCCATCAGGAGTTACGGGAAATTTTCCCGTATTATCTTTGTAAAAAACGGGGCGATTGTCGTAATCATGGAAGCTTCCATTATCTTGAAAGTCCATCGTTTTCCAGCCCTCTTTTTGGAGCTGAGAAATCGGAACAGCAGGAGGCTTTCCAGCGATAGCTTCGATGTGAAGGCCGGGAGCAAGAGTATCGTTCCCTAAGTCACGCCAATCAAGAGCTTTGCCAGCACCGGGAGGAAGTGGTTGAAATTGTGCGGCTTTCCTGAGTTCGGAGGGCACCACGAAATTTTTTTGTTCCGCGAAAGGTCGCTGAGCAGGCGGAACATACCCGGGCTCTCCCACTGCCGGTATGTTTCCTTCCGCGTTGCGGAGATGACTACCGAAATTTACGAAAGCGTTTTGAGCCAAAGTCTCGGCAGCTAAGGCGCCCTGAGCTTCCGGGCTGAACATCTGGGAATGTTCCCGCCAAGCATTATATTCACCCCGGGGACCAAACTGCAACCCCTCCTTGGCGTGGCCGAAGAAATCATGCACCGCGCGGAATAAATCATTATGACTTAAATCACCCACGCCAGAGGGTTGTAGCATCAAGTTGTTTTCTTGGCCACTAAAACTGCGCGCAGTTGGCGTGAAGAAAAGGTGCTTGTTGTCGCGCACGTCTGCAGACATCTCGGCACTGGACTTGTAAGGCTCGCCTGCGCCGGTCCACGGCTCTACAGTGTAGCCCGCTTTCCGGATTGCGTCATACTGCTGTTTAATCTGCGCGTTCAACGCACCATAACTAGCCTTCACAGCAGGGTCATCCGGATTGTGCTGCGCTTCCTGTGCGAAGTCCGCGAGGCGCTTGCCTAAGTCGGGGCTGATTGGCAAATTGCCGATGGGACGCAGCGGTCGGCCCACATAATCCTCTGCCACTTTGGCCACATCTTCATTCCGCGGCGCAGCTTGTAAAGTCGATTCAGGAAACGGAGGTTTATATCCAGCCTCGGGGTGATACCTTTGCAGAAAATCTGGCATCCCTCCGCCACCAGTAGCGGCCTCATGAGCCTCTCTAGCTGCCTGCGCCTTAATCGCATATCCCGCGGCAGTTTGAAAATCTCTGTTCTTTAAAGCCCCGCGCATTAGTTCACTTTGGCGCTCCGTAGCAGATTGCAAAGCTGCCACTTCCTCAGGACTTTTTGCCCCAGCCCCAACCTCTATTGACAAACCGGTCTGTCCACCCCCAAATCGGCCCTGATAATTGGTCACCATGTTTCGCCAATCATCCGGCGAGGTTTTATCAAGCCGGTCAACAAAATCCGTCACCGGCATAAAGCCGGCAGTGGTGGTTAGAACATTGGCGCCCGCGGTCCGCGGCAGATTTGGTTCCGGTTGAACTGAATGGATATGTTCCAGGTTCAACCGGCGGATGACTTTTGTCATCTTGGGGATTTCAACACCGGCGGACTGCAGGGCATTTTCTAAAGCACCTCGGGTGGGATTTACTTCCTGGATGGTAGGCACACCCAAAATTGGCTCTTTGAATGGCGCGCGCTCTATTAACGTCCCAGGTTCCACGCCAAGCCCGGCGGCCTGCTTGGGCTTTGCTCGAATCTTCGCTGGCTCAACTACCCTTCCGGGCTCAGTAGCGGCAGAGATTTTCTGCGCCACAACATTGGCGGGGACGCCGCTTTTGCGAGACACACGCGGTGTCTCTGGCGGACGTTCCCCATAAAGCATGTTAATAAAATCTGCTTTCGCTTGGTCAACTTGAAAAGGAGCAGTTTCAGAAACACGAGGCGGTGCATAGACGTTCGCAGCCCCTAAATCGGACGGCACAACGATTTTCTGTCCAGCCCCGCCAAATCCGGCAAGTTGATTTGCAGATACTTTCTGTGCAGTGTCTAACAAATCATGCCAGCCTTCAGTTGTGAACTCGCCTTTCGCGACATCTAATGCAAATGGATTGCGTGCAAGCTCCGGAGCATTTGGATTTTTCTTGGCTAGTTCTGACAGAGCTTTGGACCAACGAAAAGCATTTGCGGCGAGATTTACGGGCGCCCAGTCTAGAACTTGAGGACCTTTGCCGGTCATTTCTACTTTGTATGGGAATCCGACGCGCTCGAAAAGATCTCGGTCGGTCTCAGACACGTTTTGAGCTTTGGCTATTTCGGCTTGGCGCTGCGAAACATCAGTTTCCAAGGCTCCCCCTGTAGGAGTTTCGCCGGCGGCCCCGCGGTATTGATATCGCACTGGGGACTGGCTTGCAATCGCTTCAGCAACTGTTCCCAGGGCTTCTTTGGGCGACTGCTCGCCCTCGGCGCCAGTCGGTTTCTCTGCCGGCTGCTGTCCAGCAATTACTCTTGCGTCATCCGCATTCTGCTGGATTTCCTCCGGCGTGGTCGGCACCGTCTTAGTAGTTAGTGGCGTTCTAGCTACAGGCCGCAAAGCAGGAGGAACATTAGCCCGGGCCTCGGCAAGAGTTTGACCAGCCTGTTTAAACGTGTCCCATCGCAACGGTAGTTGAAGTCCGCTGCTAACGCGTCCCTCTAAGGGATTTCCACCTAGCAGGCTTACGAGCTCGCCGGCAGCATTCGCCATTTTGTCTGTGAATCCCGGCGCTTTGCCGCCCGTGCGTTTGAAATACGCGTCCCCGTTCTCCGCGCGAATCTCGGCGCCGATGTAGCGGTCAATCGCGTTTTGCTTTTCGTCTGGTGTCAGAGCAGTCTGCCAATCTGACCCGTCTCCGCCGGTTTTATTCCGGGCTGCCTCAGGGCCAAATCCTGATTGCTGAAGCAGAAAATCTCCTGGCGTAGTGCCTTCAGGAAGTGGCTGTCCTCCATTGAGCAAATTGGCGTAATGACTGGTAAATTGGTCCCAAAGGTCTCCATAGTCTGATTTAGCAGACTGATTAAGCTCATTTACTCTTTCCGCTCCGAGAGCTGCATCCATCGCGTGCACTGCTTCGTGTGGGGCCGCATCTACGTTCTGGAAGATGATTGCGTTGCGCTTCTGCCCATTCGCTCCGGGCAAATCCTTCAAGAAAACTCCATTCGCGGCGCCGGCCTGAAAAGCATGCTGTTCCGCACCCGGAGTTGCACCCAGAGCAGCCATCACACCCACCGGGTCGGGGATGTAGAAAACATCAGTGTTAGGATTGACTCCCTGCTTAAGCTGCTGAATCGCCCTGATTCTTTCCTGAATCTTAGGGGGCGCAGCAGACATTGCGGCGTTGTGGAGAGTGTTCAGCGCGGGAAACGCTGCCGAATTTGGCACACCTGCGGTAGCGCCCCAGTTCCGCTCTCCTGCAAGTTGGCCGCCGAGCATCCACTTGCCAGCAGACATAGCACCATGAGTCAATCCCATGGCGGTCCCCACCGGGGTGAAGCTTTGCTGTTGCTGCGGCGTCTCTGCTGTGGCCGCCTGAAGTCCCACATCTAAAGCGGCGCCTTGAGCGACACCAGCTAATGCGCCGGGCGCAGCTTCAATAATGTCCTTGGCAGCCTGTGATACCGGTCCGGTAGCCGCCTCGCTGGACACGCCTTCACCGAATTTAGCGGTGCCTTTAGCTGCCGAAGCAATTTTCTTCCCCATCTCAGACAGGGATTCGGTCATGCCTTTGCCGAAAACCAGTCCCGTGACCGCGCCCGGCACGCCGGCATGAATTCCGCCGGCAATCGCAGCCGCGGGGCGCCCAATATGCGGAGCCGCTTTAGTCACGCCCGCGCCTACACCTTGCAGCACTGCAGCAGTCGCAGCAGCTCCTCCGCCCACGATTTGTTTGGCGGTATCGGTCGCGGTATCGCTGGCTTTTTGAATTGCGTCTAAAATCGGCGTGGGAATAGCCGCTTTAGTAGCCGCCGGCAATGCGTCAAAGGCTTTGCCAAAAAGATAAAAAGTGAATGGGTCCACTTGAGCAAGATTAGCAGCATGCTCTGGGCGAACCGGAAATCCCTGTGACTCCAAATAAGATATTTCATCGCCACCAACTCGATTCATGAACTCGCCGCGACCTTTTAGAATTTGAGACTGCTGGTCTGCCATCGCAGCCTCATCAAGAAAATTCTGCTGCTTAACCGCCGGGTCCAGTGTGTTAGGCGGCTGAATGACGTGCCGCACCACTGTTTCCTTGAGTTGATTGGCGAGTCCAGTCACCGCGCTCTCTGTTCCAGACCATCCTTCGGCGATTCCCTGCTGAACTTCCTTAACCTTCTGGGGGTCCATCCAGGTGCCTGCGCCGGGATATCCACCAACTATCAAAGCGCCACCCTTGGCAAGGTTGGAAATCATCTCGCCGCCCCCTTTGGCAAGCTGCCAGAGATTGGAAAGCATCTTGGTCACCGTAGGCAACGAAAAAGGCTGCTGATGCACGAGGTGCGAAGCTTCAGAAAATCTCGCTAGCGCGTCAGGTGTTTTTTGTTCCGCGGGCAGGGAATTCCACACGGACGGGAGGTCGAAACCCGGCTCTTGCTTATTCAACTCGGCCAGTTGTTCAGCATGAAGACTTGTGACGTCCAGGGGCGTGCCATCCGGCCGGCTAAGCATCGGCGCGGGAGATTGGGCCTGTTGCAACGCCTGAGATTGCTGCTCAGGTGCCAATGTGACGGGAGTGCCGTCAGGCCGAGTGAAAGTAGCTTCGGGAGTAGCAGCAGATGCAAGGCTAAGCGCTTGAGTCTGCTGCTCTGGGGTCAAAGTAACAGGCGAACCGTCAGGTGCGGTAAACGTAGGCACATCTTAAAAGTTGACGATTACCGGGCCAACACCAGGAATATTTACTGTGCGTTTATTGCCACCGGCAGCCGCGGCAGGAGAGCTCGCGATTGCTTGGTAATAACCCTTGCGCTGCCGGAAAGGCACTCCATTCGCGATACCCTGCTCGTCAGAATCGAGCACCCCAGGATATTGCTTCTGAGCATACTGCAACTTCGGCGCAATTGCCTTTTCGCTATTTTCGATGATGTTGAATCCATCGTCCACCAAGCGCTGCCGGAACTGGGGTGGGAAAGTGTGGGTGCGCAGAATCAAATTCTTAGCATCCGAAAACTCATCGGCCCAGGGTATGGCTTTTTTGATAGCATCCCACTTAAACTCGCGAAGTGTGGCGCTCGGGTCAAGCAGCTTGCCGTAGGTTTCTCCCAGAGTCAAATCACTGGTTCCCGTAGGCTCCCCGGCCGGAGTTTTGTGCGCGTTCACTGCCGCGGATAGAAAATTGGCATACAGAGGCTGAGCCTTGGCAAATTGCTCGATACCGGGAAGCTTCTGAAGCTGCTCGCGTGCCTCAGGCACCGTCTGACCGGGCTTTATGGGAACTTCCCCTGGCGCGGCGCCCTGGCCGGAATAAGCGGGAGCTACGGCAGCAGCGGCCGGAGCGGCAGCAACTGCAGGAGGAGCTTGGGCAGGCTCTATGAGAGTCCTGGCGGTTGTCAAATCTCGGGCGTTCATGTTCGCCGCTTGGTCACCGGTAAGGCCCAACTTATTCACCGCGGCTGCTCGCACTTGGTCATCCGTCAAAGGCTCAATCGCAGACGAGGCGGGATGCGTTCCCGCCGGCACAGTAGGTTCCACCTCGTGAACATCATCCGGGCTAGGTGCCGAAGACTGGTCAAGAAAATACTGGGACCGGGCTGGATGGAACTTCGGCAAAAACTGGTCGAGCTGCTTCGCATAGGCCCAATAAGCAGGAGACCCGGGATATCCGGTCGAAGGGTTTGGCGGAGTCACATCAATGCCCTGCCAATTTTTCTTGCGAGGATATGTATTGCCTTGGGCATCGGTGAAGGTGTAATCTGCCGCTGGTGCGATTTGTTGCAGCCACCGGTCCGCCAACATCATCTGCCCTTTCATTTCATTCCCGCGCTGCGCAGCTTTCTTGAAATCGTTCTCATCCGGATTAGGCGGCATAGACTCACCGTAGAGCGGCCCAAGAGTCTGATAAGTTTCCAGTCCACCTTTGCCGTAAACCGCTTCAGCCTGCTGAGAAGCAATCTGTGTCTGCGCGAGATTAGCGGCCGGCTGCACGATGCCCTGCGCCGCCGTTGCTTGCTGCTGCTGTAGATTACTCTGCGCAGTCGAAGCTTTGGCAGCAGCAAGCCGTGAATTAATCAAATCCGGATTGACATATTCACCAAGAGATTCCAGGAGGGCCTTTTTCTGTGCCTTGCCTACGTCCCCGATACGATTGACCACATCATCAGCCGTTATGAAGCCTTTGCGAAAACCATCAGTAAGCTGCGCCACCGCATCCGGAGTGACGACATCGGATGCCGAAGTGACTAGCGGTTGCGCAGTGGCGCCAGCTTGAATCGGTTGAATGGGCTCTTGTCCTATAGCCATAAATTAGATATTGAAAAGGTTCGTTTGGTTGGGAGTCCACGCAGAAGGCGCGCCGTAGCTGGTAGCTGCGGGCGCAAAAGTGGGTGCTGGGGTGCCCGATAGCTGCTGAGACTCCGCGGGCTGCTGCGCGGGCATTCGCCAAAAAGAATTCCCAAATCGAGTGAAACCGTTTGGAGAAACCTGGGGCGCAGTGCCTGAATTCACCTGAGCCAAATAGTTCGGAGAATACAAATCTTGAGACCCAGCAATGGGACTTGGATTCGTGCCCTGCTGATAATTAGGTCCTAAAATCTTCGCAAGAATCTGCTGCATTTGTGGCTGAATGTTAAGCTGTGGCGTGGTCGGTGTGGTAAAAGTCTGAGCCGCCGGGGTGCCTACCTGGGACACGTTCTGCATTCCCACACCACCAGTGCCAAAGGCACTCACAGAGTGAGGAGGAACCAATGATTGTGCTGTCCAGCCGAAAAGTCCCATACATCAAATTATCGATGCGGCAGCCTGTGCATCTGCTTGGCTTTGCTGGTCTGCTCCGGGAGCCACTCCGCCAGCTCCGGTGTTAGTGTTTAAGCTGCTCCACAGTTGGCTAGCAGTGGGAAGCGCTCCGCCTGCAGCGCGCGCGGCTCCGCCTACGGCCTGTCCCCAAATGGTGCCCTGAGCCATTGCGCCCTGAGCCGCGGCGTTCGCAGCAGATTGCGTAAGCTGATTCGTAGCGCCCACGCGCGCGAGCCACAAATTGGCCACATTGGTGCCGCTTAAGCCTACGTTCGGAGCCGCGGCATTCGAGGTGTTGAAAGCGCCTTCAGCGCCCTGAAGATTGGCTAGCTGAGTCTGCGCCAGATTCGGAAACAACGACTGCAAGATGTTAGCGCGAGATGTTTCCAGATTCTGTGCCCCCATCAAAAGGTTTTGCGCCTGCTGTTGGCGTTGCATCTGCAACTGAATACCCGCTGTCCCAAGGATTTGCCGCTGAAGCTGGCCGCCGATGCCCTGGCCGGAAGCGGATTGGGTAACCATTCCAGATTGTTCCAGACCCGACTGCACGAGTTGAGCTTCAACATCCGGAGGAAGAGTAGCGCCAAGCTTAAGTTGCTGCAATGCGGCGTCAATCAATTGCTGTTTACCCTGAGCAGAGGTGCTGCCAGCCGCACCACTCACGCCGGAAGTAGCTTCTGCAGCCGCCTGAGCAGCAATGGGGTTGCTCGTGGCTCCAATTCCCGCAGTGCCTGCTGCTATCTGCGAACCTGCCGCTTGCCTAGCGGCAGCAAGTCCAGGGTCTATTTGACGCTGCAGTTCAAGCTGGCTCAGCGTTTGCTGGACATCCGCCTGAGTTGCTTGCGCATTAATCGTGCTCGGTTGAAGATTCTGAAAAACAAAATTGCGCTGCTGATTCAGAGCATCTAGCTGTGCCTGAGTAGCGCGTTCTGCAGCCGAAGATTGAATTTCGGCCGCGCCAATTTGTCCAACAAAGCCTAATACGTCACCCATATTTCAAATTTTCTTATACCAAGTTTCGCAGTGGGGAACGTATCCCAGTTTCGCGTATTTTCGTTTCCGCTTCTCCGGCGCCGCGAGCTGAGACATGCCAATCACAACCCACTGAGCACCACGCTTTTTACATTCTGCTTCGAATGCATTCAATAGTTGAAGTGAGGCTTCACCTCTAAACTCTTTTTCAACCAACCAAAAAAATTCTAGGCCCTGCTTTACACCAGATACCATGTCCGGAAGCACAGAACCGAGCAGAAACCCTCGCCATTCGTCGGCTACTTCCAGCCCGAAAGCAAGACCGCCCATATCCATAATGAGCTTCCAGTGCGCCGCCAAAAACTCAGGCTTCACTGGCGCAAAATGCCCGAATTCCTTCTCAAAGCATGGCATGACCGTCAAAACGGCTTCTTCCATCTCTCCGGGCGTTAAGCGGCGAACCATATCCTAATAGTCATCCTTTGACGAGCAACCAAAAGGCCATACTAGGAGGATAAACCAGTCCCGATGACCCGGATGTAGCGATTTGATTCGCCTCACCGAAGGTGTCAAAAGCGTGCCTCGCCGGCACCCCGGGGACCGGAGCAAATGTGCTTGAACCGTTAGACCCCACTGCGTCCTGGGTAGCAGCAACGAGACCGCGACCGAGAAAACCTGGGGTGTTTCGCCCGAAAAGGTCCCAGCCGGGATTAGCCACTAATGCGGCTGCCAGCGTGGTGAAGACTACAAATTTCAAATCGCCGGGCACCCCACTCACAGTTCTCCACTGTGAACGCTCCCACCAAATCAAGCAACTGATATCAGTGTCATAAAACTGCTGAAGATTGGCGGGACTGGTGGGTCTGTTTGCAGTCGGTCCGGAAGTCACAATACCCACAAAAGGCACCCATGAGGTGCCGTTCCACACATTCCATCCGATGGGCATTCCAAAAGCTGTGGGGGCTGAGGTGGTCGCATCTTGCGTGGTCTGCAGCCATACTGTAGGAGATGTCCCGGAGGGAGTAGAATTGCCGATAAAGAACGGAATTGTCAAACTCGCCGAAAGGTCAAGCGGCACATACTGCTTGGTATCGGGGTCCCATACCCACCACTGCTTGCCGCGTAACCACGGTCCAACGTTTGAAGTCGGCGCGGTGTCTCCTGTGAAAATGAAATTCGTTCCGCCGGGCGACATAATTTTCATGCGCTGCACCATAGCGTCAGCGAGGGCTTGCGGTGTGCCGATGAAAGTGGGCGGAATCGGTCCCATCTGGATGAAAAGGTCTGTTGCTACTAGGGCCATATTTTTATCCTCAATGACAGTTGTTGTTGAAACTAAAGCTTAAATTCGCCACATTCGAGGCTGCCGGTCCCTCGATTTCCAATTTAAAATCCACCGTGATTATCCCGGGAGAAGAAGGCAATGGAAAGCTTACGCTGTATGAGCCCGGCGTGTTCGGCACCATGATTCCACAGGTTCCTGTTCCTATTAAACATCCCCCCTGGCTTACTGCAATCCCCAGATTGGATGGACCGGTAGCTGTGTAATTCCAAATCATGGTAGCGCTGTTGCCCACACCTCCGGGATTTATCACGCTAAACTGGATTTCCCCGAAAAGATTATTGAAGCCCGCGGCACCCGTCATGAATAAAGAGCCAGTCAATGACGAATTCCCGGTGTAGCCACCGGTTATCCCAAAAGTTCCGGGCGGAAGCGGGGGCACTCCCTCATATATGGCCCAGGGAGCAATTATAGTTGCATTGGACCAACCAGCCCCGGGCGCACCTGAGCAAGCGCATATGGAGGGATTCCAGCAGGACCCGGGTGGGCACGGCTCTACAGGACAAGTAACGCACGCGCAATTGGTGGTGTCCCAAATCTGACTCGGCAAGCAGGGTTGAACCGGACATGGCACACAATCGCAATGCAGAAAATCCCAAATCAAACCGGGAGTGCATGGCTGCTGAGGGCAGATAATAGGGACGCAAGAGCAGCTCGCCGCATTCCAAATGTCTCCAGGGGAACACACCTGGGGAGGGCACAGCACAGTAACACAAACAACGTTACCTAGCGGAGTTGCTCCGTCTGGCGTGATGAAACCGACCCGATAACACCCAGTTGCGCACAATTCAAAAGCTTCGCCCCCATATAGAGATAAAACTAACTGATACATCCCAGATGGATTAGAAGGGTCCGAGGTGTGATACAAATTGTATTCTACCGCTCCGTCTACCACGGGCATTGCAATCTTAATCGGCGCGCTGCCGTTGCCACACACCGGTGTTCCTCTCGCGATTTCCACGCCGTGAGCATCCACCGCAGCCGCAACATAGCAACCGGGTGTGCACATTATAGTAGTAAGCTTCGGGACACATGAAGCAATCAAATCATAACTTCCATTGGGATTGCTCGCGTTGGTGGCTCGATATACTGAATAGCACAATTCAACCGTTTTGCAGTCGGCATCGCCTGATGCGGCAGAATCCTGGCATCCTCCTTGACAGGAAGTAGGCAGAGGAGTCCAAGTCAAAATGTTGTTTTGCCCGACAAACGCCGTGGGCGATACCAAATTACATGATTCTGGAATCGTAAAAGCGCTGGTCAATGAAGAGCCTGAACCACTCGAAGGGGTCACGAAAACTGGACACACCGGGGGCGACACATAATCAATGGGCGGTCGGCGTAAGAAGAGATTTTCCTGGATAATGTTCACGGGAGCCCCACCCCCTGCGAAACCACGGGGGGAACAACTGCGAACAAGGCTGCTTCAGCCTGCTTGGTGGCAATAATTCCCGCCACTCGGTCGGCTGCTTCCTGAGACACTATACTTTCAGCGTTCCCTACACCTACTTCAGAGAATCCTTTTTGAGTAACAGACACTGTTTGCACTGAAGTATAACGCTGCGTATTGACGGCCGCCAGAGCGGCGATAGCGCCGGCTTCATCATTAGCAGCCACACCAACACCATCAAATCGAACGGCGTTCACTCCGGTTTCATCAGTGCATGCGGTTCCGCTGCCTTGAAAGGCTTCCGGAACAGTTTGACCAAATGCTCTCACCCATCTAATGGTTGCCGGCCCGTGACCCACAATCAGGAATTGAAAACTTTCATCAATATTCTCGTTTTCGGGGCGCTCGGCGCCACACGAAGCTAAAGGAGAATCTAGAGGCTGCTTGCTGGCGTCTTCCGTGCGAACCACTCGGGATTGCGGTTTGAACGCGAAAAGCTGGGAATTAATTCCAATGTCTTGGTCAAATGCTAAACTGCCTCTTGCCACCGATAGCCGTTTAGCTAGAAACGGTTTATAGGCGCCGCGCGTGCCGCCAGCGTAAAACGCCCCCAAGTCGATGTCCTCACCGATTCCGGCCATGGCAATATCACCCCAGGTAAGCCGGGCGCGCTGTCCTGGCCCCTTCATCTGGGTGGGAGCCGTCAGGCCAAAATAGGCCCGACTTTCCATGGCCCAGGTAATCGGGCAACCATTATCCAATCTTTCCGGCCGAAAAGCTTCCCAGATTCGATTATGCCCATCTGCATCTTTTGAAATGTGATAAATTCGCTGCACGTCCGCTACCGTCCCATACGCCCACTCTACCGGTCGAGTGCCCAGCCAATAACCAGACCAGGAAGGTCCGGAAGTATCTGACAAGGTTTCGAAACTCGCGTGATTGAGCACCCAGGTATGTTTATTGTAGATGTCATCCACAGGCACTGAGAACATTAAAAATTGTCCGAACACGCCGGTCGCTACCAAGGAAAGGTCATCGTTTAAACGAGTTTTGCTGACCAACATTTCATTGTCTCTTACGGGTAACCGCGCAGTCAATTTGCCCGCAGTGGCGGGGTCGAAAATCGCGACACCGGAAGGAGAAAACCATGCGATTTGGCCGTAGTGGGAAACTATGGAACGCTGCGACGAGCATCCGACTTGGACGACTTCCACTTGAAAATCTACTGTGGTGGGCCACTGAGTCCGGTCTTGAATATTAGCCTGAAGGATTGAACCATCAAGCTCCGTGAATACCATCAATTGAGGGGCTTCGATAGATGGCGTTTTAGCCATGGCGGTTACTGGACCGTTAAAGAAAAAGGCTGAGCTGCCACCCAAGTAAATGTTTTCCCGGAACGAAAATGGATTACCCACATCGCTAGCAAAAACTTGATTTCCTGATGCTACCCACAAACGGCTGCCCACCCATACCATCGAACCACCTGCGGGCGTGTCGAATGCGTGGCCTTGCACAGAACCAAACTGGGCGCCATCATACCAAATAGGTGCGGAGAATCCGCCGTCCTGAATGAACAACACTGCTTTGCTGGGAATTAGTTTAATCGCAGATGCGAAGTCTTCTGTAATTCGTTCTGCGGCCTGCAAAGTCTGCGCCCAAAAAACTTGTTCCGCTGCCGGCAAAAGGGTCACGCCCCTTAATTGAGTAAATGAAACGAACGGATATGGAGAAACGTAAATCAAACCGTCCACCACCGCAATAAGCTGCTCCACTCCCACGAGAGGACGAAAAAGAGTTAGGCCCTGAAGATTTCCATCTGGCAAAGTATAAATGCAACGATACCCGGGACGGCAAGAAAGCACTCCGCCGAGATTCAGCATGTTAATCAGGTTCCACGCATACCCAACAGGTAGCTGGGACGGGTCACAATCGGATTTGGAACCCTGAAAAAAACTGCCATCGAAGTCCTGAATTAGGTTCGAGTCTGTTGCTTGAGGAAGCTGGCCCATTTACTTTCCCTCCGGATTCCATTTTGCACCTTTGCTCAAATTTTCTTGAACTGAAAGAGCCTGAAGATTTGACCAATGAAAGCACTGTGCCTGCTGTATGGGGTCTGACAAATCAAAACTTGCGCAAGGACGTTTGTGGTCTATGTGCCACACGGTCCCATAATTACCCCACGAAAATCCAGGCAAAAAAGTCTGCTCAATCTTGGCGCGCAATTCCTGCCAAGAAGAAACTCCACATAGTAATAAAGTATTTTTACTTTTACTCAGTCCTTTAAGTGCCAATCGCATACGGCATCGAATAGAAGATTCGATTCTATACGCCGGGTCTTTTACTCGGCGATTTCGCTGCTTGTTCCTCCCGTATCGTCGGACCTTTTCTGGATTACGTTTGTTGAATTCTTTTTTATTTTGAAACAAAACTTGTTTATGTTCCTCGTAATATGCGTCCCAGTATTCCCCAGCCTTCTCGGGATGTGCTTTTCTAAATCGCGCGGCGGCGAGTCTAGCTCTCAATTTTTCAAACTCGGTGCCTTTTCTTTTTAAATAACTGCGACGTTTAGCTGCCCAAGAATTAAACGCATTCGATTCCGGAATGAGCGATAAAATCGTTTTCGCAAACCATAAGGTAAACTTAACGGATGTCATAATCGTATTTATCACGGGGATTTGACATGTCAATAACTTGTGGCGGAAAAAAGTTAGGTGGCTCGGCTGCATATTGGGCCTCAAGCTCCAACCGAGCCGCATCCGCTTCCGCGGCGTGAGCATCGGCAGCCTGCCTATCGTCATAATGTTTACGAGCCTGAACAGCCACCAAAAGCGCTACACGACTGCGCAACGGGATGTGGTCAAACTTACTTGAAAATATCGGATTTATTTTCCTGTAGGCAATACGGACCCAGTTACAAGAACGATTCAATTGAATCCGGCGGAGTTGTGGAGTTGTTTCATCGGGCTCATAAATCCCCAGAAGCACTCCGGTTGAGCCGCTGCTGTCAATTGTCGAGAGGCGTGCGCTAGAAATAGTCGGGTCTTTGAAAAGCCCGGTGATGCGCGACACGAGCGGGTCACCTACGGCAGGAATAGCGTAACCGTAGCTTATCTGCACCCGAAGCCCGTTTAGCCAAACTCCGCCCTCCTGGCGCCGAAGAACGTTCTGCTTGTCGTCATACCCGTAAACGATGAATGACTTTCCATTGTCCCCAGGATTGCCGGCGTAACCTACCAGCAACGCCGGAGTATGCAAATCCTTGTATGTGACGTGAAAATTTCCCTGGTCGGTATAGGCCCACTCGCAAACAGTGCGGCAACTTCCAGGGCCGTTTAAGTGGAACTGAAAAAGCTGATTCCGGCCAAGAACTGGCTGGCCGCCTACGTTCACCCCAATCACTGTGTCAACCTCTCGGGGAAGAGTAACCACCCGGCGCCCACATCCAGCCGGATTATTGCAGGTTGTCGAGCTCGCGTTGCAATTCGGGCAATGTCCCGTGCAAATGTCCAGGTAACCTTTCCAGCCTTCCAGGTCTTCCTTGTTAGCAATCATGGACACTGCGTCACCCAGCCATCGAAAAAGCTTGGTGTCGTCGCACGTGCCAATAATGTTCTTGGCCTCATCGTAAACGTCATTGACTAAGAACATACAATTAATAGTGGGTCAAATGAATCCCCCGCCCAAGGCCTGCCGAAGCGCTTGCACCCGCGCGAACAGCAACGTGTCTTCTGCTGATGATAAGCCCGCAGTCACCGCAAAAAATGAAAGACGCTTGTGGCTAAAATTGGCTGGACCGGTGCCGTTGTTATTGGCCGCAAAAGCAAACAAAGACCTGACCGATTCAATCGAGCCTGACTGAGCAGCAGTGCCCGTAATCAACGCAGTATGCGCGTGCGTGCTGCTAGCAAAATACATGCTCAGTAAATTAGAAGCGACTCGGTGCCCTGAAAAATACCCAATTGCAGGGTTGGGAGAAGTGGTACGAATGAAATCACTATTCACATTGATGAATCGCCAACATCCAAAAGCCCCTACTTGCGTCCAGTTCGACATCAACGAACACCAAGAAGAATTCAATGGTCCGTAGCAAGACAACTCTTCTTCAGCACCGGCGCTATCTTCTGTTACATATATAGCCAATCCAAAAGATGAGCTAGTCAATAAACTATTTGCGGCTCCGGGAATTAAGCCCGTATCCAAATATTTTGTAGCTCCATCACCTTTTAAACCACCCACAGTTAAATCAGAAACCAGAAAATTGTGATTTGCCCATAGCAAATTACCGTAAGAGGCCTGAAGCGGGGTCAAAGCTGCAGTCAAACTATCAGGAGCTATGACATTAGCCATAACTATTTTTCCTGATATTCCATCTGATATCAGACCGGACCAAAAAGTTGAACAGGCGGCAATTGAATTATTGCTGGGTTTAGCTCCCCCGTTAACCTGAACTTGAGTAGCCCAGGCGGCTCCCGCAGATATAGGAGCGCTAGATACCTTCGCCGCGGATGCTAAAAACGGCGCATTGCATAGGGAATTAGGAATCATTAGGGAGAAACGGCATAGACCGCCACAACATCCGAATCCAACGGGCCGTAACACGTGAGAGATAACACCCCAGTTTTTCCTACTGGCAAAGATAATCCCGCGCTATTGTCTACCCCCAACCAAGTCCACCCAGCCGGAAAAAGAACTGAACGAACCGCCCCATTAGGAAGCATGCGCGCACTCAAAAAAGCGCCGGCGCGTCTGGTCTGAGTAGTAAAAGAGACATCTCCTGACATTATAAATGTTTGAAGGGGAGCCCCAGAAAAATCCAGCACAGTTGGGCCGGAAACTGTTGCGGCTGCACTGCTGGTAAGCAATCCATCTCCTAGTTCTTGCAGATGAATCAACGGTGCCGCGTTTGGAAAAGAATGGATTACCCCAATAGTGGGACCAGTGCCCCCCTGAACAGCCGCCCATCGAATATTGCCTGAAGCCACCGAACCCGGGTCATCCAAATTGGAAACCAGAACAGCCCAATCCCCCATAGAATACTCAACGTCCAGTTGTTCTACATCAAGTCTGGATGCTCCGCTCCACACAAGCCCATGAGGACAATGAACCAAAAGAATACGCTCGAAATGCAAAGCATGGTATGCAAAAGGAACTGTAGCCCCTTGAAAACAATAATATGCGCATACATTATTGCCACAAGCATGTTCATTCAGCTCATACCCAGTATAAAAACCACTTACAACAGTGTCGTCAAGCCTAGTAAAAGCTCCGTTGTTGTTGTCAGGCGTCACAACGCCTATGGAAGTAGTAAGTGTGGGCTTGGAGGATGAAAACGGCGCCACTCCCGTGTAAACGGTGACCCCGCGCAGGCGGAGACAAACTGCTTTTCTGAAATTTAATCCAGAAATTTGAGGATTATCTGACACTTGGATTGTCAGATTCTCCATATCTATTGACACGGAATTAAAGTTGTTAAAATTAGGAACCGTATTTCGAACAGTAGCGATTACAGCATTGGTGCCGCCTCCAGTAGAAGCTAAGGTGCTTTTTAAAACAGCGCCGCCAAAAGCATTCGGTAAAGAGGCAATTACTGGGAGACCTTGTGCCGGCATCTCGGGACCGACAAATCGAATAAGCGTGGTTTGGTTTGGGTAGTTTGGAATTTCAGGTATAAGCAACTGGGCTTGATACGCTCCACTTCCTCGCATGGCTCCGCCGATTATATAGACACCATTGGGAAAAAAGATTGTCCCACCAGCAGGCGAGGCAGCTACGACGTTAATAGCATTCTGTATGGCAATTGTGTCATCAGTTGTTCCGTCCCCCAAAGCACCAAAATCAGTCTTGATGTTGTAGAAATTACTAGTGCTGACTACTCCGGTCCCACCATTGCCAGCCGGCCCTTGAGGGCCTGTGGCGCCTTGTGGACCAACCGGTCCAGGGACACCTTGCGGACCTGTGGCACCCTGTGGGCCAATCGGTCCAGGAACACCTTGAGCCCCGTCAAAACCTTGAGGGCCTGTGGAGCCCTGCGGACCAACTGGTCCCACTACGCCAGGAGCTCCTTGAGGCCCAACCGGACCTTGAGGCCCCACCGGTCCCTGATTACTCACGTGAACCGCCCTCTTCGCGCTCTTTCATCAGCCTGTCCAAACTGTCTTCTGCTGATGTATCACGTTTAGAGGGTCGCATATCTTTCTCTGCTTCAGCCCCACAAATTTTTCGAATCTCGATATCGCAAGAATACCAGTGCCGGTCCGGGGGGTGTTTCGTTTCCACCTCGCGCTTTACCTTGTAATGAACTAGCATCGTGCCGTGCTCCGGCAAGCCGAGTTCCTCCGGCCCCTCAAAATGAATTGTGGGATAGTGGTCGTTTCTCGGCATCTCGGGCTGGCTATCCGGCCCCATCTCCGACATATTCAAATCTCGGTCCATTTGTTTCATGCGATTTTCACCCAATTAATTACTGTTTGTGCCGATATGGCAGTCACCGAGCTAGAGCCCGCGATTCCGTTAGCTTTAGTGTAAACTCCGATTGATGTATTCGGCGCGCCTACAGTTACAATTGAACTAATTGTCAATTGAACTTGTGTAACTCCAGGCAACGATGCCATCTTGGACGGTGTGACTGAAACCTCCGAAGAAGCAATGTCTGCACTGGCTGTGATATTTACCAACTTGCCAAACGGAGATGGAATCAGATTAGGCGCCACATTATCATTCTGCGTTACGCTAAATGTGAGCACCACCGTGATGAAATACGTTCCTGTCGCAACAGCAACAAATCCGAAAGTTCCCGGTCCAAAATTCAACGCGGCGTAAGAGCTACCTACGCTAGCATCAGCGCCGCCACTATCTGTGCCATGGGCAAACCCAAAAGCGAGCACGGGAGTATTGCCCGGCGTTCCCGGAGGTCCCTGAATTCCCGGCGGCCCGATAGGTCCAACAGGACCCTGACCGCCCTGCAAACCTTGAGGCCCCTGGGGTCCAACCGGTCCGGTAAGCCCAGGTGCGCCCGGCTCGCCAGCGATGACCACCAACGAACCCGCCGGAATGCTTGACGGCGCATTGACAAGCGACTCCTCCAAGGACAGAAAAAGGGTGCCATCAGAATTTGCCTGAGTGACTCGATACCACCCAGACCCCGCGATGTAAACAGATAGGCCCGTCAAAATGGCAGGATTGTATTGGGTCAGCACCTGGGCGATTGGGCTTCCCAAACTTGGCTGAGAAAAGGCCTGCAGCGTAACAGTGTATGCGTTTCGTCCGTCACAACCCGATGGGCCGCGCGCTCCGGGCGGCCCCTGCAAACCGGTAATCCCCGTTTGAAATAGCCTAAGGAAATAACAAGCCAAACCCTCATCCACTCCGCGAGGATTCGCCGGCAAACCAACGTCCAGACTGCAGGGCAGAAGCCACTGAACCACACCATTTACTTCCGTCTTGACCACTGTGCCGAAAAACTGGAGCGTGAAATTCTGAATCTGGCTGGGGAGCGATTCACAAGCTGCCGTGTTTCCCGGCTGCGAACGGCAAGGGTTGTCACACTGCAGCAACGACCGGCCGCAAGTATCGATAGGATTGGGGTTTTGTGGATTACAAGTCCCGCAATCGGTGCAATTTCCAGTGTCTCCAGGCATATTTCAATCGGGGTTAGTAACAACCAAAACGTATTGCGGCGCGGGCGGAGGAACTTGCATAACGTTTCGCGGCCTAACGGGGTGCGCGTGGGCAACAGGAAAATCTCCGCCCTCGCTCTCGGCGCTTCGGCCGGTGTTGTTCACCGGCGGGGCACCATCATCTTGGTCATTGTCCACAGGCTAAGAGTCGGTTCATTTAAGCTTGTCAACAAGCACTTTCACATCCGCATCCTGAGCCTCTTTGTGTGCCGCCACGAAAAGGTCTTTCACTCTTTGTCGGAGCGCGGGGTCTGTCACTTCCGTTTCCAATTTTTTAAGAAATGCGGAGCCTCCCGCAACCACCTGTTGCAGTCCCTTTCCCGCCGCGGCACCGGCAGCGTTCATGCCGCCATTTGCAAGGCCCAGTAGGGGAGCAATCGCCGGATTAGCAATCGAACCGGCCATCAAGGCAGTTTTAGCCAAGTGCCATCCAACCACCACAAGCAAAACAAATCCGCCGGCATACACGAAGTAAGGAACCGAAAAAACTCCGGTGCCTTCAATTTTTTTACCTTCCACCTTTTCGTTTGCTTCAGCGAAAGCATCAATCTTTCGGTTTAGCTTCGCTACCTGGGTCAAAAGCTCTGTGGACAAATCCTGCGCGGGCGCCACAGACGGTTTCACGGGCGGCCCCAGAGAAGTCGAAACTGCGTCGGTGAGCACCGCGGTATCTTTGGCAGTCGCCACAAGATTTGTGCTAGCGCCCTCATCCACTGCGGTGCTTAGGGTAGCCTGAGCCGCTTCCTTAGCCCGTTGTGCAGTTTGTTTCTGAACTTCCACCTGCTTAGAAGTGGGCTCGGGGAAGGATTTCACTTTCTTCTGGAAAAACTCAACCGGTTTAGGAATAAGAGCGCACCCAGTAAACAAGAACGAGGATAACGCAAGTAAGGTCAGGATTTTTTTCATTTTTTCTTCAGGAGTTTTTTACCCAAGTGCGCCAAGGTAAGCGCCGCGATAGCTATCTGTAAAAGCGTAAGCAAAGCAGTAAGTTCGGGTTGGTATTTCACAATAATGTGCCTGATTCCTTCCAGCACACCATTAAAACCGAGGGCGGCAAAAAGTAGTTTTTCGTTTTCCAAAATCCTCTTTATCATACGAATCCCCCACCCAAAGTAGTGCGCAGAGTTTGCACTCGCGAAAACAATTTCGCATCTTGCGCCGAAGTAAGCCCTTTAGTGACCGCCAAAAATGAAAGTCGTTTTCTAGTGAAATTAGCTGGACCTCCACCATTGTTATTGGCAGCAAAAGCAAAAAGCGGTTGGACGGTTTCTATTGAACCCGTTTGATTGCCTGTTCCGCTCCCTAGAGTAGAGTGCGCATGCCCACTATTAGCAAAATAAAATGCAATTGCATTCGAAGCGGTTCGTTGCCCAGAAAAATAGCCAGTGGCAGGAGAGGGCGCAGTAACAACAATGTCATCAGTGCCAGAAGTAACAAATTTCCAACAAGTGAGGTATGAGGAGCCGCCAAAATTAGTCGCCAATCCAAATTCAGATTGAGTATTGGCCCCATAACAAGCAAGTTCTTCCTGCGAACCAGAGTTATCAACTGATGTGTATCCGACTAATCCGGCAGAAATACTAGTCAATGGCGCATTCAATCGAAAAACATCCGCTAGCCCGGGAATTATCCCGGTTGCTAAATATTTAGTGGACCCATCTCCTACCAATCCATTTACAGTCAAATCACCAATTACAAAATTGTGATTAACCCAAGGGTCAGAACCGGCCTGTGCAATCAACGGAGTAATAGCCGCAATCAGATTGTCCGGGGCAAACATATTGGCAGCTACTACTATTCCGGCCAATCCATCAGTCACCAATCCACTATAAAAATCATTTGCGGCGTTTATAGAAGTGGAACTAGGCGCAGCGCCACCGTTTGAAACTACCCTATTCGCCCAATCCTGGCCTACAGTCAAAGAGCTTCCAGTCACCACAACTCCAGAGAATGGATACTGATTTCCAATTCCCATGTTATAAAGAAGATTGACTTCATCTGCACTTAAGCTACGGTGCCAAAAAGCGGCCTCATCCAAACCTGCGCCTAATCCAGTTTGGGCCGAAGCCAACCCAAAATTACCCACAGTGAAAGCAGCTACTGTTCGTTGAACTCCACTACAACTAGAATAAAATCGAACTCCACCATTAATCTGTAGCCAAATCGCACCTACCGTAGCATCAAATCCGGCACAAAAATGATTAAAGCTAGACGCCCCGGACACATTAAACTTTGAATCAACTTCAACGACAAGCCCTGTGGTGATGTCAGTAGCTACAAATACTACTCTATCCTGGCTATTAATCAGAATAGCATAATCATTGTGCGTTTTATCCCACTTCCCGATAAGCAAACCATTTGTTCCACTGGCGGTATTAGACCACACACTTACTGTAAACGATACGCCCGCTCCTCCGGATAAACTAGCGTTATCCGCTATACCTACTACAGCCCCAACGCCCGAACTAACCTGAATACCGTTAGCAATAAATTCAGCTTGGGTAGTCACCCCACCGTTAGGTGCAGACAGGTTATTTCCGTCTACCAAATCCAGGTAAGATGAAGTCTGAAAATCCCAATAGGAAATAATCCCATTCAGCAACGGGTTAGACCCACTGGCTCCTCCGCCCAGGCGCCTATTGACTACCGGATTAGGCATACTCAGTCTTGCAGGATTCCCCAAACCCACTGCAGCGCAGTGGCAGAATAAGTGGGCGTGCCTGACGTGATAGCCACAGCATAGAGAGTAGTGCCGGCAGCCGCGGCCTTCAGCGCGATTCCCAGGCCGGTTTTAATTGCCACTGCCTCACCGCTCGCGATGGTTACGTAATCGCCCGCAGCTACAGATACTCGGCCAATCACTTTCAAATCATCTGTGGAGATTACAAAAGTCGCATGGTCAGTGGTTGTTGCGTTGGTGGGATTCGCATCGAAAAGCAGAATATCCATCGGCGCTTTCTGATTAGACTTGTCGAGTAGAATCAAAGATTCCAAAATTCCTGTGCTCTGTGAGGTGAACGCATTCGCAAGAGTTTGGATTGCCCCTACAGTGAAGCCGGCCGAATAGGCGCTCGTGCTGATAGTCGGATTGGCTTTAATTACGGCGGTCTTACCTCCCACGTTTCCGCTAACTGGCTGTGTCACCGCGCTGCCATCCACTTTCAACGCCGTAGCATTGGCGCCCGTGCCGGATAAATCTACCTTGAGATTAGCCGCAGTGGCCTGTGCTACTGTGACGGGATTCGTGATAGTTCCTACCGTAGTGACTGCGGTAAGAGTATCCGCGGGCTTCAGCCGAGTAGAGAGAGAAACGTCAAGATTGCCCAGGTTTGCATTGGAAATAGGTTGTGTTACTGCGCTTCCATCGGTTTTAACGGCATTAGCCGCCGTTACGGTTGCTAGAGCTCCACTACCACCACCATCCTGAATTTGAGTAGGACCGCCACCCCCACCACCTCCACCACCTCCGGATGTCGATATACCCTGGTTGAGACGAGAAAGAATCTTGCGAGTGAGAGACCAAAGAGAATCCCCGGTCTTGAAGCCTGTGTCTTCGGTGAATGCCATAAATTCGCCTAACGGATAAAATGTTTGTCAGTTTTTATTAAGGGGCGCACAGCCTGACCACTGTGCGCCCCTCGTTTCTGCTTAGCTCTCAGGGAGAGCTAGATTTGCTCAGAGGGTGGGGAATCCAGGCCCAATCACAGGCGATTCATTGTCGCCGCAAACACCCACGTTAGTGTAGCTGAACGCCCCACTGAAGGTGCTGGTAGTAGGATTAGCGCAAGCCACCAAGCCCAGGTCGGCGGTGCAGCGTCCATACAGAATCGGCACGATGTGCTGCGGGCGCAAAGGCCGGTAGGCGCGAGTAATCTGATACTTGTGCCATCCAAAGTCGCCCCACTGATTACATTGATTGTCGATGATATAGTGCCATTCGAGCTCGCCCATGTGCAACTGAGGCGCGAACTTGAAGGAACCTTCGCCAACATACTTCTCGGGCACCAAACGCTCAAACGAGCCATCAGCGATGAGAAAACCCACTTCATATGGAGCGCTCAGCCAAGCCGGATTGGGCTTAGCGAAAGCAACGCCGCGCGCAGGATTCGCCACGATGGTGATAGGGTTAATCAGCGCCAGGGTGCCATCAGCGTTAAAGCCGGTGGACCGCAAAGGCCGCTGGTCAACACCGAACGCGATGCCCCGATAAGCAGGGCTCTGTTCGAAGGAATAAGCGGTGAGGGTTTCCTCGCCGAGCTTATAACCGCCAGTGGTCAAACCAATCATGACGTTTTGCACGCCGACTTCCGACCGGAAATATTCCACTTGGTCGGAGCTGCCGATGAACCGAAAATGGGGCATGCCCTGGTCGGCCGAATACCATTCGGCGAAAAGAACCTCGCGCATATATCGCGCAATGAAATGCAAGGCCTTGAAGGTCATGGGGCCGGTAGGCAACAGGGGCGCAAACTTGACACCCAAGTCAGTTTCCAAACCGCCGGTGAACAGCGAGTTGAAATCATAGCCAGCATTCGCGGTGAATTTGCTCGCAGAGCGCAGGTATAACTGAGCGCGGATGTCCGCGTTGATATACTGCACAACGAGTTTCTTCAGCGAGTCTTCAGCCATCACATAACTGCCTTTGAAGGCCGCGTAGCCTTTCTTAACGCAGATGTTTGGACCACGACCCCTGAAGCTTTCCAGCCGGAGGGTAAACTCAACGGTATCTGTCAAGTCCTGGATACCAGTCTGACCGCAGATGTCGGTATCGCAGACGAAATTAGGAACCGCCAGGGAGTCGCCCGGAGCGGCCTGCATCTGGACGATGGACCGGATAGCGTCAGACGTGCCAGACGGAAACACTCCGCCCTGAATGACGTTCATGAAAGGAGCATTCGCGGCCAGCGCTTTAGCGATGGTGCCCACGATGCGGTTTGTATCCTTTGACGCAATATCAGAAATCGCGCTAGGATTATCGCAGAAAAAAGCCATAAAATTGCCTAACAATTGCTGGGGACTGTCAGCCGGTGCCCCGAAATTTGCCCGGGCGGTCTAAACACTGGACTCGCTCAGTTTTCTTTTTCGCTGCGGCCAACAGCAATAGGCAACTTCCCGCATGAGCCGGGGCGGGACCTTTTTAAGGCTCTAAAATAACAGTGGGTGAATGCCCAGAAAAAATCAATCTGTAATGAATCCCCAAACAAATTGAATGTCCGTTGCAGTGGTGTATATAGGAGTCCCAGAAGTCACAGCAACGGCGTAGAGCGTGGTCCCACTAGGCACCGCAAGAGATTGTCCCAGGTTAGGTGCTGTGGCCAAGGCCTTACCGCCAACAGTCACATAATCCGTGGTGAGAATTGAAATTATGGCAATGACTTTCAAATCATCAGTAGAAAATGAAAACGCTGCGTGGTCTACTGTGGCTGCGGCTGTGGGTTGGGAGCTGAATAAAATCACATCTAAAGGAGCCCTTTGATTAGACCTATCGAGCACACGCAAAGAATTCAAAATTCCCGTTTGTCTCGAAGACAAAGCATTCGATAAAGTTTGAAGACCCCCGACCACAAAACCAGTCTGATACGCAGCAGTTGAAATTGTAGGGTGTTGCAAAATTATTACAACTGAGTTGGTGTTGTCCACTGATTAATCCTGGGAAAACGCGAATATGAATTGTAGTGAAGAAACTGAAGTATAGTGCGGGCCTCCAGCAGCTACCACGAGCGCTGCATATAAGAATAAAGTATTCTCATTATTCTTTATGTAAACATTAATTCCCGGGACGGTCGCGATTGATGACCCCGAATCTATATTCACATATTCTTGTGATGTAATAGGAAAAAGTGCGGCAGCTTTGGCAATATCTGTTGCCCCAAACGAAAAAGCTACGTGGTCTGTGATTGTGGCTGTAGTGGGCTTAGCATCAAATAGCACAATAGAAAAAGCGGCATTCTGCCTAGAGTTGTCCGCCACCGTAATACTGGACAGCGTGGAACCTTGGCCCGCTATTCTAACAGCATTGGACAATGTTATGAGCCCTCCCAGGCTCTGGCCCGCCGAATAATTTGCCGTGGTTATGGGTGGGACTATCTTAAGGGAAGTGGAGAACTTCCCTGCTCTAATTCCACTATTGCCAGATACTTGCATGCTGGATTAACAGTCCTGCGCTGCCTGCAACTGCGGCCCCGGGGGATATCCCCCCATAGCTGAGATAATAGTGTGTATTCTAAAGTAGACACTCAACCCTTCCTAAAACGATTCTTAAAAGCTACGCGAGCCCACACCAATGTCTTCAACGCCTCGGGGGTTTTCACCGAATGGACGAAATACCGCCCATGCCTTTCAACAAGTTCTTTCATCGTGTCAATACCATAGCCAGGAGTAGTGGGACAACTGGCGCCCTCAATAAAATTCTTGTGTGGAATCCCCGCCTTAACGGCCCAGGCCATCATTGCCCAATCGATAAAGGGCGTGTGCGGGTCCGCTTTCACCGCCGGCGCTACGCTTAACAAACGCTCAATGACCCCTCGCGACATAAAATATGGCGGCTGAAAAGCAAGATGCGGATATGAATAATCCGCCGGTCGGTGAGGGTCATGCATCGCATCGCTGACTTCATTTGACCACAGAACATCGGGCTCATTGTAGATATAGCTAGGAAGCTCTTGGCTCAACACAACAGAATCCGAATCATGAGCGAGAAAAAATTTATACTCAGCCGGGCACCGTAGCATCAATCGCATGTGCTCAATCTGACGGTCAAGAGATTCTTGGCCGGTGTATGCACGCTTACCCCCAGTCAAAAACCCAAGCTCTCTACGGATAGGAAGCTGCTGGGGCGTGATGGGAGAATCTGAAGGGGACAAAATGAGGACAGGACAACGATGGTGTAAATAATAAGGCATCAAATTTCGAATCTGATGCGCGTCCCCCGCGTATCCACAAACTACAACCATCGTATTATTGTTCATACTATCTTTAGGTCGTTCTCAACCATCATCGCCACAAGGTCAGCAAACGAAGTTTTAGGTTTCCACCCGAGCTGTTTAAACGCTTTCGTCGCATCGCCCTGCAGCGCATCCACCTCAGAGGGACGAAAATATTTAGGGTCCGTCTTCACGTAAGGCTCCCAGGGAAGGCCCACATAATCGAAAGCGAGCTCAATAAATTCCTTCACCGTATGCATCTCGCCCGTAGCAATAACGTAATCATCAGCCCAAGATTTCTGCACCATTAACCACATAGCCTCCACAAAGTCGCCGGCATACCCCCAATCACGAAGAGCATTAAGATTACCAAGCACCAGCTCTTTCTGCAGCCCCTTCCTTATTCGAGCCACAGCCCGGGTAATTTTTCGCGTAACAAAAGTCTCTCCGCGGCGCGGTCCCTCGTGGTTGAATAAAATCCCGTTGCTCACATGCATTTTGTAAGCTTCTCGATAATTTACCGCGGTCCAGTAGGCGAAAACCTTTGCGCATCCGTAAGGGCTGCGTGGATGAAACGGGGTGGACTCATTCTGAGGCGGGGGCGAAGAGCCGAACATCTCGGACGAGCTCGCTTGATAAAACCGAGCGCCAGGAGCGAATTCCTTCACCGCTTCCAGCAATCGAAGCGAGCCGCCGCCGGTCGCTTCCATAGAATATTCCGGAACATCAAAGGACACCTTCACGTGCGACTGCGCACCCAAGTTGTAAACCTCATCCGGCGCCACTGTGTGAACGATGCGCGAGAGATTGCCCGAATCCGTTAGGTCACCATGGTGAATATACAGTTTATCCCATATGTGGTCGATACGCGCCGTGTTGAAGGTGCTAGCCCGGCGCATGATGCCATGCACCTCATAGCCTTTTGACAACAGCAATTCAGCAAGATGGCTACCATCCTGCCCGGTTATTCCAGTTATAAGTGCTCTCGGCATAAAAAATCTTTGTAGGCTTCTAGCAAACCATAGCCCAGTCCAACAGTCGGCAGCCAGCCCATTTCAAAAAGCTTGGAATTATCTAGCCTTCGCTCGGGGGTTCCGTCCGGTTTCTCCGTATCCCAGATAACATCGCCCTGGTAATTCACCGCGGCCGCTACCAGACGCGCCAATTCGCGCAAGGTCACATTCTCCCCGGAACCTAAATTTATAAGCTCCCCGCTGCTGTAATTATTCATGAGAAAAATACACGCGCGGGCCAAGTCGTCGGAATAGATAAATTCACGAACCGGGAATCCGGTCCCCCACAATACAGCTTTGCAGACGCCTGCTTTTTTGGCTTCGTGCAGTTTGCGTATCATGCCAGGAATAACGTGCGAATTTTCTGCATGATAGTTGTCGCCCGGCCCATAGAAGTTAGTTGGCATACACGCGATAAAATCACAATTGTATTGCCTTCGATATGCCTTGCACGCTTCAATGCCCGCAATCTTCGCCAGAGCATACCCCCGGTTTGAAGGCTCAAGTTCGCCGGTAAGTAGATACTCTTCCTTGATTGGATTAGGCGCAAACTTCGGATACGCGCACGCAGACCCCAAGAATAAAAGCTTTTCCACGCCGCATTGCTTAGCCGCCTGCATAACGTTCGTTTGGATGGCCAGATTGTCCACCAAAAAATCAACAGGCGAATTGAGATGCGCCACAATTCCACCCACCTTAGCTGCACACAGAAAAACGTAATCGGGGCGCTCATGCTTGAACATCGAAAAAACTTCCTTCTGATTTCGTAGGTCCAATAAATTGTGCGGAATCGTCAACACGTTTTCAAATCCTAAGGTATTTAGCTCCCGAAGAATTGCGCGGCCCGCGAGACCACGATGTCCGGCCACGTAAACTTTTCGATTTCGGTCCATCATACGTTCAAGAGTTTCTTTCGGCTCATTGAGTATAGTGAATTGTCTTTAACTCCGTGCAGCCACACGGTGCCATCTCGTTGCTCCTGCTCATACTGCTCCTGTGAGAAAGTCTTAGTGCCCCAGTAGCAACGAAGCCCGGGCATCTGCGCCTGCCCCCATCGGGCAAAATCCTTCCGCAACCAATAATCCCAGCCGCAATTCGAAGGAGCTCCGTTAATTCGTTTAACAATCCAAAATAAAAATCGAAGGTCACCAGAGAAGAACGCTTGGCCGTTCACGTGCTCCCCGTCTTCGCCGGGATTCAATATAGCGCCTGCTACATAAACAGGCTTTATAGCATTTAGTTCATCCCACTTACGAGAGAAGTCCACAATCCAGTTTGACTGCAGAGGAAGCCCGTCTCCCTCGATTGTAAAAATGGCCTTATATTGAGGCACTTTCTTAGCCTCTATCATGTGATAAATCCACTCCATGGCACCGAACCACAATTCATTGCAACCATGAGGCCAACCCGTGCCAGACTTCGGACTGCGGTAGTGGTGCACGTTGAACTTTCGAGCAACATATTTAATTGTTTCCGCATCCTGCGAACAGTCAAAACGTGACACGAAAAGAAAATCGGCAGAATCACAGCGCCCGGGCTGAAGGTCGGCGATGAATCGCGCGAGCTGCATCGATTGGGCTTTGTCGCCCTCCCAAAACTCCAAGCATATTAGGATTTTGGGACTCATCGCAAACCGGTGTTGTGCGGCCCGTAGACGGCGTGCCCAATGTGGCCGCAAATCAAACCCAGGTCCACGTGCGCTGGGTGCCCGACCGCGGCTGCCCGCATACAAAATGAGACGTCTTCACCAAACCCAAGCATGTTCTCGTGCTCTGCAAGGGCTAGTGCCGCCGTGACGCCCTCCAAAGCTTTATACGCTTTGGTCCCATCCAAAGGCCCCTGCTGAAGCTCACTGCGAATCTGTTCAAGCTTAGACACTACACTGGCTTCAGTAGACGTAAACCAATTTCCTCCCCGTTTTCCATTCCTAGCCAACCTGGGAAACTTTCTTTCAATAGCTTCGAACACTGAGCGATGCACCAACAAACAGCCAGTTCCTACCCACTTAGTAGCGCGAATTTCATCGTGCGGGCCGCGCCGACAATAAACAGACACCGCGCTATCTGCTTGCCCTTCATTGAAGACTGCCGGCGCCGCCGGATGACGCCCGAAATACAAAGCACCCACCACGGTTTTCTTGTGACTCATCAGCCGGTCAATCGCATTCAAAGACATGAATTTTTCAGCGAATTGAAAGCCCGTGTATGTGCGAAACCATCCGGGGTCACCGAAAGGCAAAATCATGTCGTCATCAATCATCAGCATCCACTCGCACGGGGATTCAAGAAAAACATCGGCGCAGGAGTTCCTGGTGTGCGCCACAAAAGCATCACCGAAGGAAATCATTGCCGCTGTTCGCCGGCGGTCCATTAGCTGGGACACGCAAAAAGACGTGATAGGATTAACGGATTTCTGCCAAGGAAGCGCAACCAGCACCTTCTTGTCATATTGAATCACCGAAGTCGCCGGAAAGGTCGGCTTCGTATTGATTCCCGCACCATGGTCAGATGGAACGAGTGACATATAAATCAGACGGGTAATCCCTTAGCTTGGCGCTCTTCCATCACTTGGCGCGCCAGAGCGTCAACCGCGTCTTCCGTGCGCGTCTTAACACCCACAGCCGGCTTGGCTGGCTGCCGCACACCCTCGCCCGGCGCAGCGCTCTCGCGCAACCGAGTAGTGGCAGAGGCCTTGATTTTTTCCATTTTAGTGGAAAGTGCATCACGCTCTTTAACGGCCGATTCCAATTGAGCCTTAAGGCTCGCATGCTCCCGCTGCAGATTGAAAAGCTGAGCCATGCCAGCGACCAGAACCGCGCGCATCTGTGGTGAATCGTCATTGGCCGCGGCTTTTATCTGGTCATTCAATTCTGAGATGAAAGCATTGTGCGCCTCGGCGGCCTTCTTCTCCTCCGCTGTCGCACTATCAGCCGGCTTCTTTGGAGCAAACCATTCCATGGACTTGTCTTTGAAAAGCGCGGTAAGCTGATTCTGAGTTTCCATCGTGTGCGCGGTTGCCTGCTTCTTCCAATGCTCCTCGCGCGCCTGCGTGTAAGTCTCGATGTTGTCTTTTGCCTCAGCAATCTTTTTGCCCTTCTGGTATTCAATCCGCTTCAGCTCATTCACCTGATTCTCAATCGAGCGCTGCAGCGTAGGGTCTTTGATGGTCTCGAAAAGCTTGGTTAGATTAATCTTATGTGGACCACCATATTGCTTAATAAGATTAATGTGGTCATCATTGATGGCCGGCGACTCCTTGAGCTGCGCGTAAATAAATTCGCTCGCTTCAGAAATCTGCTTGTCGAATTCTCGAAACGCGGGGTCAAACTGAACGTCCACCTTGGCGCGCCAGTTCCGGAGCTCCTTGAGCTCGTTTTCTTTTTCAAGCTGCTCAGTGGTCGGAGTGGTAGCTCGCTTGCGCTCCTCTTCCAAAGCCTTCGATGTCTCAGCAAGTTTGTTCTCCAAATCCATCATCTTTTTCGCCGCTTCCACCTTAACATGGTTGAAGGCCTCGGCCGACTTCGGACTAGCGCCGGTAGGAAGCTTAGGCGCATCTTTGAAAAGCTCCTCAGCGCGCTTCTGCTCCGGTGTGGGCTCCGCTGCTGGGGCAGGAGTCTCATCCGCCTTAGGCTCGGCTACCGGCTCGGCGGGCTTCGGCGCCGGCTCATCCGTAGTCTTCGGAGTAGCGGGGGTAGCGTTCGGGTCGGGTGCCTCTTTCCCACCCGCTGCCGCTTTCAGTCGAGCTTCGTTCTCCTGAAAAAGTTTATCAAGCGCCGACTGTGCCGGCTCCGTCGAACCGGGCGTCATGGAAGCGCCCATGATGTCTTGGGCCGCCACTTTCTGCGCGATTTGTTTATTATGGTCTTCCACGGCTGCAGGGTCCATGGGACTGGGCTGAATAATAGGGTCAGGCATAAATTATACTTTCGAAAAGTCAGGTTCAAGAACGGGGCGGGCGGGCGGATTTGGGTCAAGGGTCTGCCCGTCATTCCAGGCTTTATCATCTTCCAAGGGAGGATGTGTATCTACCACTTTGGGGGGCGGTCCATCATTACGCGCCATACGCGCTAATTCTTGAACGGCCAATTGAAAACCCCTAACGACTCCGGTCCGAATCAGAATCGCGTTTGTGTCGCCACCCTCGATAAGCGGAGGAACAGACTCAAGCAGGCGAGGGAGAAAACGCCTGCCGGTTTCTGTGTTAAGAAACGCGGCCCAATTATCGTAATCGTTCGAGGCCCAATCAAGCGGGCCAGCTTGTATTTCCATAGGTCAGTATGGTTTCGTTTATTGTGGTTGCGGTGCTGGTGCTGCTCCGGGAGCTGCTGGGGCACCACCCTGCATAAATTGCTGATGCTGCTGTGATAGCTGTGCAGCCTGCGCATCAATCTGCTTAAGTTTAGCCAAAGCCTCGCCGGCCTTGTCGAGCAATTCTTTCACCTGCGCCAAAGCTTTGGGCCGAGTGCCTTGGCTAAGCGCGGCGTTGTAATGGTCGTTCACGTGCGCAATCATCGCTTCCAGAACATCCGTAGTAAGTTGTCCCTGCATCACCTGCCCGCCAGTCTGTTCCAGCACTGGCATCATCACATTCAAATGGATAAGGTGATTATCCCGCGGAGAGACTGGCACCGGCTGCCCGTGCGAAAGCAGCATAATCTCAAGCTGCTGTTGACGGTCTTGCTCTGCAGTCACTGTGGGGTCATTCTCAGGCAATAACACGCGTTCAGCGAATTCCGGGCTCACGCGCGCAGTCAAATCTTCCAGCTCAAGCTGACGCTGATTGTAAAGTGGATTTCCTTTTTTCTCACCCGCGATAGACACCAAAAGCTGCCGTTGAATCGGCGTCAAATCTTTTACTGTTCCGGCCACTGGGTGATTGGCTAATTCGTCGAGCTCCTCGCGCGTCATGATTTGCAGCAAATCCTTTTGCATCACTTTCGCGGCCGGCTCGATAGTATCCGAATCGCACAGCTTAATCTGCATCTGCTGTATGAAGTCACAGAACTGAACCATGAAGCGCGTAATGCGAACATCCTGACCTTGCTCCTCGCGCTGAGCCAAAAGATTCCAGGCGGCCGGAGAGCGCATCCCTTCGCCCACATCCGCCGGCGGAGTGGACACGGAACCAATCAACTGATTTACCAGTTGTCCAAAATACGCGTCCAGCTTGAGAAAGGCATCAACGTTTCCATCTACCTTCGTCTCCACCGGAACCCAGCCCGTGGGCACCAGCACAGCGTTGCCGATGATAGACATCTTGAACGTATGCAGCCGGCGAACGTCCCCCTGGAACATGGTCTTGCCCGACATGATGAGCCGGTCAACCACTTCGTTGCGTGTGCGGTCAATCATTCCGGCCAACTCGTAAATATCACGCCCAATGCCTTTGGAGCCGTGAAGAGTGCCATTACCTTTTTGGAAACTGAAAAATGCCGTCGCAGCCTCCATACTGTCAAACCGGTCATCACGGGAGAAAATCTCCAGCATCTCGGGACCCGCCACTCGATAGTGAGACACCTTGCCCGACACCTCCCGGGCCAGTAGAGTGTAAACCACGACAATCGAAGCCCCGGCCATATACGAGGCGCCAATCGTAAGCTCCCGGAGGGCATTTTGATACCAAGTTTCAAGTGTGCCTCCTACGTTTAAACGGTCCCTGACTTGCATCGGCGAAGCGCGGTTAATTGCGTCTCGCGTGTTCTCTAAATTCCAGCCGGCAAGTTTCGCCGACTCCTGGTCTTTGATTTGTTCGAAAAGTTCATGCGGTAAATATACTTCCTTCAAGACTGCAATCTGTGCCCATTTGGGATTTGCCTTGGTGCCATCCGCCATGAAACTTTCATCCTGCTGAAAATGTTTCGGCCACGGAGAAAACTCGTCGAGCCACGCCACCACGCTGTGACCAAACAAAGCGTTGTTGAACGCGACGTCTTCCACAAAAGTCTGCCAGCCATTCCAGGCGCGAATAGTGTCAGTGATTGCTTTCCGAAATTTTTCCGTCTTCTCCACTGAGTTAGGCCACTTCGGGTCAAGTGAAGCGTTGGTAAAATACTTGAGGTTGTTGACGGCCGACAAAAAGATGGGCGCCACCTTTTCAATCATCGAAGGGAGCGGCTTGGTAGTAAAATTCGAACGCCAGCCCAGGCCCTCGGCTTCCAGCTTGTATGCATCATAGGGCCGCTCAGCATTATACTTCGCCAGAATGCGAGAATTAACGATGGAGCGATTCCGGCCGGCCATGACTACCGTTTTGATGACGTCACGCGCCATCCCGATATCTTTAATAGACCTCTGCGTCGGTTTGTTCGCTGAATCGAGCTTGGGGGACTGAATTACAGACCCAAGATAGTTTCTCGGGTATCCAGAGCCTGATAAATCGGTGTCGCTAGCGACAAAGGTGCTGCCTTGAGGCATATTCTACACAATGGTTGACAAATTAGCTCTGTGAATCAGAATTTTTCTTCACTTTTTCGCGCGGCCAATACTTTAGCGGGCATTCCTCGCTGTTCAGTGAAATTTTAGCATGCACAAGGCATCCACAAGCCGTGCACATGCCCTCTTTATAAGCCTCGCAGTGCTGACAGTAGAGAAAACGGATTCTCTGGCGCGCCGGGTCAGCTAAAATCTCGTATCCGCGCCATTTCCACCATTCCACGCGAAAAAACGAGGCCACAAAATGCCCAAAACGTCGAAAAATACTCATAGACTTCTCCGGCGCCAGCAGTTTGCCGGCAAACCACCGTGTTCCACGGTCTGCTGCTCCAAATATACCGATACTGGTAAGTCTTCCCCCAGAACGTCACACTCATTCAGCCGGCCGTCCTTGAATCGGTTGCCCACAAGGTCGTCCCGGAGCTCCCTAAGGGCTGCTCGGCAGCTTGCGCAGCCATCCGCTAGGCCCTGATTCTTCGGACACTTCGCACAAATCTCTGTTCGCTCCCTTGCGGTTTCCCACGACACAATTTCCACCGGATGTTTTTCCCGATTCGCACGCAAACTATTCAACCACGCGAGCACCCGGGTCTTCAAAGGCACCGCTTGCTGATTCAATGGGGCGTTCGTGCCATGATTGCAGATAATTGGCTCCCTGCTACAGGCCTGCGCGATGACTTCGCCCGGCACGTCACCCTCCGGCTGCCCTTTTCGCCGCCGGTAAGCGGCTACGCGAGCGAAAACACCGGCCCAGGTCTGCCCGAAAATGCGCGCTCCGTCTTTTTCAACGAACATGAACCCCGTTTTTGGAAAAATATTGGTGTTCAAAGTCATAAGAGCGCCTCTCTGGCGAGCTTCATTCTATAAGCAAGGAATCGGAGCCGGGCCGCGGGGTGCCCCACAGGGAGTGGGCGATACATTTCGTCCGTAGTGCGCGTGTCCAGGCGCCGCGCATACATCTGTGCCTTCTCCATTATACGGTCCAGTGCTCGGGCCACTTCCAATTCTTGTTCCACAATCTCGTCCACTTCGTTCATAGGATGCCGGCGTAATCAAATGGCAGCCTTTCGGCTGTATCTAAATAGTCGGCTTTATTGGACACATCCACATGCACACCATTTTCATATTGCCCCGGCCAATCCTCTCCCGGGCTATTGGGGTCTGCACCTGGAACATCCGGAAGGTGGTCACCGCGCATCGAAAGAATCAATCCGCTACCTTTCCTGGCAGCGTGAATGAGCAAAGTAAGTGAGTCCGCTTCATCAGGAGAAGCAAATCCGCGGCTCATATAATCTTTTTTGCTTTCCACTTTAGATTTTCCGCCAGAGGTGCGAAAACGTCTCTGCGTTAGCTGCTGCGTAAGCTTTGACAAATCCATAGCAGGGTCCAAAAGAAAATAACCGAACTCGCCCCAGGCGCGGAGTGCAAACCAAAGTTCGGTTTGCATTCGCTCAAATTGCTCTTTGCAAGTCTTTGTGTCCTCTGCCATCAACTTCTCTTCGCTACTGCCGCCCGAATAGTTGACATCGTGGATTTCCCCGGACCATTCATACTTAAGCAAGTCTGCGATGCCGGCGCCGTGTCCGGTTCGGTCACACGCATAATATTTTCCTACAGTGCCGCTACGTCGATTAATTAGTAAAATCCCTTCCTTCATTACCACTGTGTCACCTTTGGGAAACACGAACTGGGAATTCGCTTGTAGTGCCCAACGAGGCATCACCTGCCCGGCTCGGTCTTTAAACATCTGCGTATGCCCGTTAGGGAATAGTAATGAGGACGGCCATTTTATACCAGTGGCTCGGCCGAATTTTCCCAGAGTGTGAACGCAGTTCGCTCCACCTTCCAAAGCCAAATCTGTGCTGCCTACCGGCTGAGGGTCTTCATACCAAATGAAAGTCCCGCGCCATTTATCCAGCATGCCCGGCGGCACCACAGTGGCTTCCATGCCCATGGACGGATACATTCCGCGGCCCATGGTGCGATATCCGGGAGCGTTCCGGCCGCCGGCATTCAACGCAATCGTCTCAAGGCCTTCCCTGGTTTGCAGCCCGGGGAATATCATCTTGCCCTGCAGCACATTTTCCGTCTTCTCCGCATCTAGCCGAAGAACCTCCCATCCGCGGATTGACTTCCACCGAAAATGCGTTTCCTCATCTACCGATGACCACCCGAAAGGCGGCTCGGCTCGCTTGGCTACTTCATCGCCAGAGTTTGTGGGATTATAAGCGCCGAAAATTTTGAAGCCTGAGCCCGGGCCGCCCTCTTTTTCTATTTCGGATAAAACGTTGTCGATGTCGAGCCAAACACCATTGGGCACGTTTTCGATTTCGTCCAAGAAGATAAAAAGGCGAGATAGGGGGCCGAAGATTGGATGAGAAACCGCGCGCGGTCTACGGTGTCCACCTTGCAATCTCCCCGCCTTCTTCGTGTTCCCTTTGGGAATGACCAGTCCCCTAATCGAGGATAGCTGGTCCCGTCGATTAAGGCCGATGAACAACGAACCGACTTCGCCCGGCATTTCAAGGGCCGCACGACTATGAAGAGCGACAAGGTGAGAGAACAGATTTTCTTCAAGGTGGTTTTCACTTGGTCCAATTACACGTATTGATGTCCATTCCGGGTCACGCACCCATTCCAGGAAAAGGCGCACCCCCATCGAAAAACTTTTGCCCATCTTAGCCGCGCCCATGATGAGGCCCATGTTCGCGGTGTCATATAGATTCCACACCGCTTTTACTGAACTCGGCTCGGCGGTGAATTGTGTAGGGGACCAAAGAATCTGGGCAGCTCTATCCGGCCTTCCAGTATTCAATAGATTGTGAACGGCCCCCAACAAAAAATTATTTGCAGATTTTTCGGAATTTAATTTAAGCTTTATCTTAAACTCTTCTGCAAGCGTTCCAGCAGCGTCAATGATTTTCCGCCGATGGACAAGCTCCGCTACTCTGTCGAAGATATCAGGCATCTCCGGGAAAATTTAAGCGTGCGAAGGTTCCGAAATAAATTAATGCGGCTGCATCATATGCTCGGGCCGCCGACTCCTCAGAAGAAAAACACCCCAAATGTTTTGTAACTCCGCCAACAGTAATGCGCGCTATCCAACTTCCTTTATGAAAACTTACACCTTTTAGAGAGCGCCCGGCGTTGGGACGCCGGTTCTGCCCATTAGTCATAGCATCTGCGGCACGTATATTTTCTTCTAAGTTATTTAACCCATTCCCATCTTTGTGGTCTCCTCGGGACCCTCCGCGTAGCTGTAGAATTTCCCTGTGCATCAACACGGTAGTTCGTGTTTCTCCTCGGCCTTCATTTCTCCTCGCATACCAAATTTTATCAGCTTTGTGTGCGTGCCATTTCCACCGATTAAGCCAATCAAAGTTGTGGTCATCCACCAAAGCCACCAAACCACGAGATAAAGCAATCTCTCTCATTTAGATGTATCTGCCGCAATTTAAAATGTCGTATTCTCGTTTAAACTGCACCACGGGCGCTGACTCCCAGCCGCGCGCGGGGAACCGGCTAATCTTCGGTAGGCGCTTTCCTGGCGAAAATCCGAAGTTAATCGCCGATGGGGGAACGAAAATTGCTCGCTTCCGGCCGCGCATCGCCCGCTTGATTGAGCCAAATTTCTTAAGCTCGCGGTCGGTCAGCAGCCGGGTTTTCCAGCCGCGGCGCTCCCAGGACAGTGCCCACAGGCGGAGCATACCGGCGGTCTTGGGCTGATATAGCGTGAAGACTTGCATAAAGAGGACCGGGCTGCACACGGCAACCCAGTTTTGGGTATCACTTTGCGGCCGGAGGAACCACGGCGTGAACAACGGCGTTCGCCTGAGCGGCAATCTTCGCATTCTTCCGGAGGAAGAGGAACGTAGAAACCGCACCAGCAACAACGCCAACAACGAAACTAACAACAATAGCTACCATACCATAATAGTGTGGTAGCCAGAGGGGCAACCGAAAAAAAAAGCGCCGCCTCATGCCAGTTACTGCCGTGGGCGGCGCTTTGACGGAGCCGAGGCACCCTTTCCGTCATCGGGCTCCGGAGCGCATCTCGGTCTAGCTTCCGGACACTGGTAGCGGAGGTAGGAGTCGAACCTACAGGGCTTTGCTTATGAGACAAAGTTGAATCCCATTCTCACCGCTGTAAATTACTTTGCTACCGCGCTGACTTCCTTCAGGTTGGTCGGGGCCGCGGGCGGAGCGTAAGGCACCTTGGTATTCACTTCGTTCGAAAACAGCGATTCGAGAAAAGTCCCATCTGGCTCCGCCCCCACATATGTGGCAGCGAAGAAATAAGTGGTGCTGTTTACCAGCCCGGTGACTGTGACCGTGGTAGGCACCGAAGTGGCCGGCGGAACAATAGGGAGCACAATCGGAGTAGTCCCATAAACGCCGGAAGCGGTGCCGTAGTAAATCTTCACTTCCGTAATAGTGGGGTCTGTGGTAGCGTCCCAGGCCAAGGAGACTTTGCCAGTGCTGCCAGCGAAAGCGGAACCAGCGATTAACAGCAGTGAGGTGAAGAGGGCTTTAATTTTCATTTTCAGTTTTTTGGTTTAGGTTGACTAGAGGCGCCGGGACGGATTGTCGCGGTTTGCCATCGAACGTGTAACTTACTTCGTTTGAATAGGGCGATTCTCCTGCTGGATTGACCGCGGTGCCGGTAAAAAAATATTCTCGATTGGGAATGAGCCCGGTGACAGTGCACGTGCTATGGTCGGGAGTAACAGCGAAAAATCCTTCATATGTGCGTGATTGTTCTCCATAATAAACTCGCACTTCAGTGACTGAAGAATCGGTGACTGCATCCCAAGCGAGCGTCACACTGCCTGTGGGTTTCGGTGATGGCCTCGCAAACGTTGACATCGCGAGCAGTCCCAAGCACAGAAATTTTATTAATCGAGTCACTCATAAACAGTCGATTCAAATTGGCGCCCGGGCAAGGTTACGAGCTTGCATCTCCGATTTATCTTTTCGGTGTTCTGCATGAACTACCGGGCCATTAAACAGTTTCACCTTTCCAGCATTTAAACTTTTTGCGGTCTTCTTCGAACGTTTTAATAGCGTGACAATTTGCACATAGCAACTGAACTTCGTCCAGTATAATTTGTCCGCGAGCCACAGCATCCCAAGTTGTGCTTCCAGCACTACGCACAGTTCTACTCGGTCGAAGTAAAGGCAAAATATGGTCCAATTGAAATGCCGCAGGATGTCCCGCATAGGAACATCTATTACACTTCCCGCCAAGCAAAACAATTACTTTTAACTTTCTTTTTCGTCGCTGTTCAGCTTGCCACTTTCGCTGAAATACCCTCTGTTTAATTTTATCTCTAAACATAAATTGGTGGACGCGGCGAGATTCGAACTCGCGTCTTTAATCCGAAAAAGAAAAACTGACTTACACGCTTACCAACACTGCTCCTGCCTCCACCACTGGCCTCAGGCCAGAATCATGTGCGCCGGAATCGTGCGTGCCTGCATTGGTGATGCGGGCTGCGCCGGCCGGGCGCACATATCGAACAAACTCACACTGTCACCTAACGGTTCAGTATTATCGTTTGATTTTTGTCTCGGATGTTTAAACAGGCCAACGAGGCATCCTGTGCGTGCAGCTAAACTTTGCTCCGATTAAATCGAAACCAAATTCGCGCCCAAATTCAAAGAACAATCTGCAAAATTCTACCTGAGAAAAGGTGACGAGCTAACAGTATTCGCTTTTACCTGTGGGCCTCCCGGCGCGGGAGTTTCTCTGTGGCCTTTATTCTCAGGTGCTATTGGCCTTACGGGCCTCAACATGCTCAGCGCTTTGTCCCGTCCGCGATGTTAGTTTGAACAGGCTGCTTCTTGGGCGTTACGTGTCCATTCTGGTGCGACGGCTCGGCGCCATTCATGATTCGAGCAAGCCTCAGCTCGCACTGCTCTTTGTGCAGGGCTGTGGCAATTTCTACTGCATCCGTGGTTGCAGTGTGATTCAAATAATGTCCTCTCATAAAATTCTGTTCACCGAAAACTTATTCCATTGTTTACCAAAGCGAGGCTTCAATCCCGCTTCATTCAGCAAAGCCGCTATTTGATTCAACGACTGGCCCGCCTTCTGAAAATCCTGCGCGAGCTGCTTAATTCTCGCTTCGCCTTCATAATATCCGTAGGGGTATGCTCCCCCGCACCGGTCGCCTTTTGCAATAATTCTCTGGCGAGCCGCATTCATCCGCATGACGATGGTGGACTTTTCAAACTCCGCCACCGCGCCCAAAATTTGTCGTATTAACTTGCGGCCGGGCTCGTCGCAATCCCCGGCCATATCCAATAAGCCCTGGTCGGCCGCGTAAACTTTAATCTTCTGCGCCCGGCATTCCCGCAGCAACAGCTCAGAAACTACAAGGTCGCGTGCGAGGCGGTCCATCTTCTCAACCACTATCACATTCGCACAAGCTAATAGTTCCGAAAAGACTGGCCGGGCCAAAGCCTCCGTTTTGCCAGTTATTGCCTCGTGATGAAACTGCAGCAACGGTAAGTTGTGCGTGTTGCAGAACGCCCTGATGGCGCATTCCTGCCTTTCAGGACCATCGCCTTCGTTCTGACTCTGACCACTAACGCGAGTGTAGCCAAATACTTTCATCATGGGAGCATTGCTAGGCCGAAGCTGAGCAAGAAAAGGAACCACGCCGCTGCCAGAAGCAAAAGTATTTTCATTTGAACAAAAGCAAAACTGCAATCAGTGCGAACTTCGCCACCGGGACCAACAAGGTCATCAACATAAAAAACCAAAACATGTTGGACAACGATTTCATTTTATCAAGCTTAGCCATTTGCATCCGGGTGATTTACAAAGCTGGAGTGCTTCAACCCCGATTTCTGCCATAATCCCCAATATCTCATCTCGGGCGGCGGCGTTGGCGGCGCGGGCGGCGGCGTTGGCGGCGTAGGCGGCGGCGTAGGCGGCGTAGGCGGCGTAGGCGACGTAGGCGGCGTTGGCGGCGTCGGCGGCGGCGTAGGCGGCGGC